GATGAAAACCTTGCTATTAAATAGGGGGTTCAAAAAGTTTTTTAAAACCTCTATTTTTAATAAATATATAATTAATAATATTTTTAAGGGAAATTATCAAAAATTAAGATTTAAAACCTTTTAAAACTTTTTGAACCCCCTCAAATTCAATAATTTACATACTTATACCTTACTCCTTGGGTATTGAATTATTCTAAATAAACTTATAATCTATTACATATATTTTTTACATCGTGATCGGTTGCAGTTAAAAAATCTGGGCGTACACTAAGAAATCAACAAACAATATAAGGTCTAAACGTGGGAACACTAACGATAAGCCTGGGCAAGTGCCTGAATTCAAGCAGCGTAAAGTCTGTAGAATTTTCTAGCTTCTATGAGATTGTAGAATTTTTTAGAAACCCGATAAAAATAGAGCACACAATCGATCAATACCTGATAAAAACGAAAAAGGAAAGATCAGAAGTCAAATCAAAGATACCTTATTTTGTTGGGGCAGAATTCACAAAAGGGAAGAGAAGAGCCGCAGACATCAAGTCCCGCCAGTTTTTAACGATAGACTTCGATTACGCACACAAGAACTGGCGGGAAGTAATCACTAAAAACCTGATGTGTGATTATCTCATAACTTCATCACTCAGCTACTCAGAATTTCACGATAGATACAAGCTACATCTAATTGTCCCACTCGATCAGGGCATACAGTGTAAGGAAGTACTAAAAGAGACTGTCATAGAATTCTTAAACAGGATTAACTGCCCCCTCGATTGGATAGATGATTCCGCCTCGCTTGACATGTCAAGAGCGTTTTTAATGCCGATTGTGCTGTCCGGTGGGATGTTCATACACGAATTTAAAACTAACGGGATACCGTTCAACGTTAAAAACACAACACAGAACGTTTCAACAATAAAGCTGCGAATGTTGCCGAGCAAGATGGATGGAATAAAGGGCGCTTATTGTCGCTTGTACAACGCCCGCGAAGTCTTTGAACGCTACGCAGAACAGTACGGGTACGCTACGGGCACAAACGGGCGCTACACGTACATCAACGGCACCTCGTCAGATGGCATAACTTTTTATGATAACGATGAGTTTTTAAGCTCATTTCATTCGACAGACCCTCTAAGCGCTAAACCCCTTTGGTCGGCTTACGATCTCTATGTATTCTTTGAACATGGTGGGGACGAAGCGCAAGCGGATGTAGAGCTACATAGCATACCCTCAATAGCTGCATCAATCGCTAAAGATTATGAATGTACCCCTCCGTGCCTTATACCCATACAAGCAGATAACATGCGGCACGCTACTGAGATAATGAGCAGCCAAAAAGCACTCGAATTTTTACGTAAGCATATGTACGTATCCATCCAGTCCTCAAAACTCCACATTTTTTATGCTGTAACGCACAAAGACAGCAAAGATAGAGAGACCTTTACGCCGACTGTAAAGGACTGCGCTGATTTCTTCTCAAACATGACCCCTATCGAGCACCCGTACAAGCGAAAAGAATATATGCACCCAGTTGAGTACTATGTTAAACACGACAGTCAAGCAAAGAAGGTTTACGGCGTGTACTTTGATCCTGATCCCGAAGCGCCCATAAGGACGGACAAGATTAATCTCTTCGATGGCTTTGAGTATTCGGATAACGGAGATGAATATGTAGAGCCTGGCGTGTTTATTGATTACGTAAACACTGTTCTTGCAGCGGGCGATACCGCACTAGGCACGTGGATACTCGACTGGCTAGCGGACATCATACAAAACCCGCACGTAAAACCAGGCACGGCTTTGATCATGTACAGCGCCGAGGAAGGGGTGGGCAAAAGCTCACTACATGAAAAAGTAATGAAACGAGTCTTGGGGCGGTATGCGTTTATGATCGATGGAGATACATTAAAAAGCCAATTTACGGGTCATTTAAGCGAGCGTCTTTTGATTACGATAGATGACATCATGTACCAGGGCAGGGACATAGCCGACAGGCTAAAAACAATGATAACGCGTGAATACGCACCGGTTCAGAAGAAGTATAAAGACATCTATGAACTTAAGGACTACGCGCGTATCATGATGACAGCTAATCACCCCAACGTTGTAACTATCAATGCCGACACGGGCAGCCGCAGGTACACAATAGCCGAGGTGTCACCGATCCACCTCAACGATAGAAATTATTGGAGCAGTTTTGACTATTTTTGTGAGCGTAACGCTAGAAATATCTTCACCTATTTGCTGCGGCGCAATATAACATCCAATCTCAGAGTAGCGTACATAACAAAAGCTTATAATGAGATCAAAAAAGATTATGCAAATATAGCTGAGTGCTACATAAATGAGCTAATTAGCTCGGACGTTCATAGTTACGTCGAAAACGCTAATGTATCTGCTTTCGCGTATCAAAACGCGGGCATCTTTGGTGAGTATCTAATTGTCTCTAAGCAATACATCATTGAAGACATAAGAAGGCATTCGAACGAGAGAACAATGACAAGTAACAGAGTCATGTCATTGCTGCGGCACACAAAGTTTTGCAGATCAGGTGCGATTGCAATCGATGACCCGCGCGGTGAACAGATACGACTTGATAAACAGCCTGCTGTGAGTTTTAAACTTAGTTTATTTAATCTATGTTGACTATTAACGTTTTAAGTGTTATAATTGAATCACTACAAAAAAAAAATTTGTAAGCTATGAACGATATTCAAGACACGCTTAACAATAGACAAGACAGCTATGGACCATACGCAAATGTGTGTGCGCTCACACAAGCCTTCATGCGTATCGTTAACCGATCACCAAACGGTAACGCTTTAAGTGATGTGCATGTTGAGTCTTTGCATATGATATTTTCCAAGATTTCAAGGCTACTGTCGGGCAATAGCAATCATCTTGATACAATACACGACATAGCAGGGTATGCAACACTGCTATACGATGACATCAGCAAAGGGGTAGAAAATGGGATCAAATAGCCGAAAAAAGGTACCGTTACCAGTAATGGTAACGCCAGAAGTAAGGGACTTTTTTGTGAGTCAGACGGGCAAACTATGTCACGGCAGTGCAGCCGCTCACGTATTAAATGAGTATTGCGAAGAACTTGTAGAGGTCACTTTACAAGATGGCAGAAAGGCTTTAATCAAACGAATAGATGCATTTGACTATGAAACCAAAAAAGATAACTAGAGAGCCTGGGCGACCCCAGATGTGCGAGAGCGATAGGAAGATTCTTTTTAGCATAACAATAGATAAGCGCTATAAAGACTTTCTGATCAATTCTGGGCGTGGAGTAGCTGGCAAAGTACTAACGGCTTACTATCGCATTCACGCTAAAGAGATCAAGAAACAGCCGTATAGCAACATGCTAAAAGGTTCTATATAAGGCACTCACGTCTTAAGAATTCAAGAGTTTTTACACCCCACGGTAACGTTAATATTTTAGCGTTAATGGGCTTCTTTTTGGCTTTTTTCAACGTAGGAGATTCTTATATGTTAATGCCCGCAATTCAGAACATTATAGATGATTCAGTAGCATATTATCAAGACGCTAAGACTTTGGGGATAGAATTTATTGAAACTGTTCTTAAAGATTTTTTAGCAGAGCATGGTATGGGCGTTGAGATAAAAATAGCTATTAACAATTACACAGCTATGCGCAATGTCTGGGTGATACCTGTGCGTTCAAGTCTGGAACCTGTGCTACGGACTGACACGCTAAAAAGAATTGTCAGATTTTCAATTAAGCATGGGGTTGAAGTGGCTATGTCGGAAGGCTGTTTTATCATATCAATCTAGTGAGGTAAAAATGATACATTCAGATTTTGCGCCATCCTCGGCTTACAGATGGACACAGTGCACGGCTACTGTTCGCATGTCCAAGCTTGTGCCAAAGCAGAAAGATACAATAGATGCAGAGCGCGGGCGTAACCTACACGCTGACATAATAAAGCCGCTAAAAGCTACTTTAGATAAAGCTATCTATCTCAGCGCGGTCGATAGTAATATTGAGTTTGTCATTAACGCTGTAAAAGACTTAGTATCTAAAAAATATGAATACACTATGGAAGAGCGTGTAACATTAAATCGAGACATCTACGGTCACTGCGATCTATCTATCTATGACCGGTCTACACTTCACATCATAGATTACAAGTTTGGCGCTCAACCAGTCTATGCGCAAGATAATATGCAGCTTGGCATGTACGCACTTATGAAATTGCTGCAGCTTAAGAGAGAAGGCAGAGACTTCAAAACGGTAAAATTAGTCATTATTCAACCCGCGTTTTCTAAAGTGGATATTAATGTGTTAAATAAAGATAAGAGTTCACCCTTCACAGGATTTAACTTTCTTGATGAAGTGTACGCAAAAGTAATAGCCTCATATAAAGAGATATTAACAACGCCAGGCAGGTTCAACCCGTCTAATGAAACTTGTCACATGTGCCCTGCTCGTGCGCACTGTGATGCGTTTGCAGCATTTGCACTAAAGCATCATAAAAAGGATTTCCTAAGTTATGAAGAAAAACTTGAGATAATCAAGAACAAAGCCGCGACTTCTACACTCATACGAGGCATTGAAGAGTATATAATAGATAGAGCACTTAAGAATGAAGCCCCTGGGATCAGACTTGAACCTGGGCTTAGTAAAAGAAAGTGGGGTAATGTAGATGAAGTTAAAAAAATCCTCGGCGATGCGGTCACTTCGCAATCGATTCTCTCAGTTTCAGACGTTGAAAAAAAGATCGGCAAAGAAGAATTTAAAAGACTTAAACTCAGCAAACACGTAGTAAGAGAGCCTACAAGCAGTAAAATAGTGTTTATTGAAGATGATTACTCATAATTTAAAATATACGTTGACATACATAGACTTATATACTATAATATATCTGTAGCGCTGATCTCCAAATCAGTTAAAGCGTACTTTTTCGCTAGGGTTTTAGTACGCCGCTACACTCAACAATCAAACGATAAAAAGAGGTAAACATGTCAAGTACACCAGGTAAAGTTACGATTTACGGCAGACTTTTAAGCAACCCACTCAAACTGTCAGAAGTGCAGGGGGCATTTGATGACTCCGGTCGACAGGTAAAAGCCTATAAAACACTTATCATTCTTGACGACATTCCCAAGTGTTCAGTATCGGCAGAAAATGAGCTTAAAAAGCTGCTGAACGCCAGAGAATCCGCGCTACTTGCTAAGTTCAATGGCAAAGTGCCAAAAGAGGTCGAAAAAAGCAACGAGTTTCAGCTTTCACTTAAAAGAATCCCAAATTTCGGAGAGGATGACGAGTATCCGCTATCTTTAAATAAGCATTATATTAACAAAGCAATTAGGGAATACCCAGATAAGCTAAATCCTAACAGGGTCAATCCACCGCCTACATGTTACTTAAAGCGCAACGGCGCGTTAATACTCTTGCGCGATCAGGAGCTTGTAGATCACATCTACCCTGGTGCGTATGTGGGCGTATCGCTCACTATCTTCGTAATGACTAAAGAAGAAGCAATACTTAAAAAATTAGGCTCGGCTCCATTCATGGGCGTAAGCATCAATAGTATGATGTTTTTAACCCACGGTGAGAAACTGAGCAGCAAAGAAACATCAGCTAGTGACTTCGACAAAGAGTCAGAAGTTGATGAGGATATTGCTAATTCAGATTTTGATGTATAGTTAATCGCTTGGGGGTAAGGGGTTAATAAAATAAAGAGGTTGAACATGAAGGAGACTTTTTTGCATGCGCATAAAACAATCATCTCTGTTATCATTATTATTGCAGTGCTCGGGGCATTCGCGCCGCACTTCTTTACGATAAAAACAGTCTGGGCGATTGTCTTTCTGGTCGTTACTGGCATTATCGGTACTTTCTTAAGTCATCAAATGACTAAGACACAGCAGCCTATGACACCAACAAAGCAGCCGTAATGTATGAAATATCTATCGACTTTGAAACGTATAGCGAGGTCGACTTAGAAAAACAAGGAGTGTACGCCTATGCACAACACCCAAGCACTGAGATTTTGTGTTGTGCATATGCAATAAACAATGACAAAATTCAAGTGTATCGGTGCGACTCACAAGAAGTACCTAGAGATTTGCTAGACGCTATATCAGCAGGCGCTAAGATACGGGCATGGAATGCTAATTTTGAACGACTTATCTGGCAATACGTTGCAGTAAAAAAGCTAGGCTGGGGCGTTGTCAACATCACTCAGTGGATAGATGACATGGCAGTTTCTGCATATTGCGGCTTCCCGCTCTCATTAGAGAAATGCGCAAACATGTTAAAGCTTGATGCGCGTAAAGACAAACGTGGTAAAGAGCTAATATCTAAATTCTGCAAGAAAAGAACACTACCGCAGGATGACACGCATGGGTTCAATGACCTTGTGAGTTATTGCATACAAGACGTTAAAGTGCAGCAATCAATCGTTGCAGCGCTCCCGCGCAGAGATTTGCCGGAGGCGTATCAAAAAGTCTGGGTGTCAACGCAGAAACTTAACGATCGCGGGATACGAATAGACGTTAACTCTGTTAAGAACGCCCTGCCAGCCTATGACACCTACATTGCTGCATTGCAGAATAGACTGCAAGAAATCACACAAGGCAAGGTGAAGACAGGCAAACAGGTTGCAAAAATTTTAGAGTTTATAAACGATTCTGGCTGTGATCTTGATGACTTACAGAAGAATACGTTAAAATCGTTTAGCTCAAACGATCCTCTTGTTAGCGAGATAATATCGATAAGACAAGATACCGCATTATCCAGTATATCAAAATACAAGAAAATGTTGCAATGCCACATAGCTGGTAAATTGCATGGTACACTTCAATTTTTTGGAGCTACGCGCACCGGCAGATTCACAGGCAGGCTTGTGCAGCTTCAAAATCTACCCAGGGCGTCGGTCGCGGATAACGTCATTGATGCATTGCAGCATAACCGCACATCTGAGCTTAACAGCTTTGGGAAATTAAGCACGACACTTAAGAATGCCCTGCGCCAGATGCTGATAGCTGATGGCGTCTACGCAATAAGTGATTACGCTAACATTGAGCCGCGCATAATCGCATGGCTCGCTGATGATCATGATACGTTAATATCTTATGTGCGTGAAGACGATCAGTATCTGCGTATGGCGGCGTCTATCTTCAATGATGACTTAGACGTGCTGATTAATGAGTACACCAAAAGGACTCCCGAAGCGCAGCATAAACGGCTCATAGGCAAGATAACAGTGCTCGGCTGCGGATACGGGATGGGCGCTGCTAAGTTCTTATCGATGGCTAACACTGAATATAGACTCGGCATGGACGAGAACACGGCGCTACGATGTATACAGGCGTACCGAAAAGAGAAATACAAGGTTCCAGAGCTTTGGGCGCAATTAGAGAAAGCTGCTAAAAGCGCCACAGCTTTTAAAGGCAGGGTGTTTAAAGTGGGCAGGGTATCGTTCTGTCACACTAAATGGCATCTCTTCTGCAAACTTCCTAGTGGTAGAAACCTCTGCTACCCATACGCTCGCCTTGGCAACGTTTGGATTACCGAAGACGCTAAAAAGTTGGTACTACCAATAGGGGCGGTACCCATGAACGCTAAGATCAAAAGCAAAGAACCTGTCATCATATTTAAAGAGGTACCGGATGACGAGCACGTTGTGCGTTGGTCAAGCATATGGGGTGGTACTTTTCTTGAGAACATAAGTCAGGCTATAGCTGCTGACGTCTTGCAGTTCGCGCTTTTGCGGCTTGATGATGAAGGTATGAGGACTGTGCTACATGTGCATGATGAGATTGTCTGCGACGTTGATGATACTAACGCTAGAGGGCATGCGAGTGCTAGCAATATGTGTATGGCGGAAAACAGTTACACACTAGACTTGCCGCAGCGCACAAAATCAAGTCTTGACACACTTAATCTACTAATGATAACACCTTGTGACTGGTCGAAAGATTTACCTCTTAAAGTTGAGGGTTTTTATTCCAAGAGATACAGGAAATAGACGTATGCGTGAAACATTAATAGAGCAGTATCTTAAAAAGCGAATTAAAGAAATTGGTGGGAAAGCCCTTAAGTTTGTCTCCCCTGGGCATTCGGGCGTTCCAGATCGCATATGCTTGCTACCACTGGGCGGTTTTGTATTCGTAGAAGCTAAATCACCCACAGGCAAAACGTCAGCACTCCAAGAGGTAACATTTAAAGAGTTTGAACGCTTGGGGCATTTTGTACATATAGTGCGATCTAAAGCTGATGTAGATTTCTTAGTAAGTGTGCTGAAAGACGCGTTAAATGATATTTAAGCCCCACGACTATCAAGAAGATGCGCTTATCAGGCTTGAGAAGTGCCAAAGATTAGCCTTGTGGCTGCCAATGGGCGCGGGTAAAACGTCTATAATGCTTCATCACATTGCTGCATTGCAAAAAAGGTTTTTAATCGTAGCTCCTACGTCTGTTATGTCTAGCACCTGGCAGAATGAAGCTTTAAAGTTTGACACTTTAAAGCATTTAACTTTTGAAACACTTCACGGAAAAGATAAAGAGCATCTGTATCTTAACTCTAAAGCTTCATGCTTCTTAATCAATTATGAAGGACTGCCCTGGCTGTACGATACAATCAAAAAACATAAAAAGATACGATTCAGGGGCATGGTGTTTGACGAGTCCAGCGCGTTGAAATCCCCATCTACCGTGCGTTTTAAAAAGGTAAGACACTTAGCAGCTAAAGTTGACTACGTATATCTCTTGAGTGCTACCCCCGCGCCAAACTCCGCGCTTGATCTATGGTCGCAATACTATCTGCTCGATCAGGGCTTGCGACTTGGTAAGTCATTCAGAAACTATAGAGATAAGTACTTTAACGAGCAGGGTTACACTTTTAAAAAGTACACAATCAAACCTGGTGCATGGGAAGAGATTACATCTGCTGTCGCGGATGTAACATTTAGAATTGACGACTCTCAGCTTACTACAAAGAATAATCTCAACACGGTAAAAGTAGCCTTTAAGCTTACTCAAAGTGTGAAAGAACACTATGACGAGTTAAAAGATAAGTTAGTGCTTGAGCTTAGAGACACATTGATCACAGCAGTTAACTCTGCCGTACTCACATCAAAACTCAGGCAATTCGTATCCGGGTTTCTCTATGACGATGGTGCAGCGCCGCATAAAATCCATGATCTTAGGTATCAAAGGCTTGTAAAACTTTTAGGCGGTGAATTATCAGATAAGAACACGCTCATAGCCTACAATTTCAAGTATGAGCTTGCCGCATTGCAGCATTTTATCCCTGATTTAGTGCATCTGGACTCTCGGCATATGGACAGAAACTCAATTATTGAAGCGTGGAATGCCGGAAAAATAAGGTATTTAGCGTGCAACCCTGCTAGCGTATCCCACGGTTTAAATCTGCAAGCAGGTGGGCATACTATTGTCTGGCTGAGTCTCACGTTCAGTTTAGAGAAATATCAGCAGCTTATAGGAAGGCTTAACAGACAAGGACAGTTGCACTCGGTTACTAACTATGTACTCGTCGCCAGTAACACTATAGATGATTACATATTCAGAGCTTTGATAAGCAAAAAGAACGTTCAGGATGTCTTTTTAAATTTTTTATACGATCTTCAAAAAAACTATTTACATTAGTGTTAAATAGTTTATACTGCATGTATTGAAAAGTTAAAGAGACTAAAACATGGACCCTAAAGATATTGATTGGCTGTGCGGAGAATATGAGCCACCTGTTGACCTGTACACCGTACTAGTCAGGACGCCCGAAAGGATCTTACAGGTTCCAAGCCGTCTATTAACGCTTGATAACTTAATCGCCGCAATTGATAACAGCTAGAGGTATAACTATGAAATTTATCGTAATAGCCGCATCATTAGTTTTGTGCTCATGTTCAAGTTTAAAGTTTTACATTGTTGATTGGAACAATCAGGAGGACAGCCAAGGCTTGAAAAACTATCCATGCAATCACCAGCAAATGTGTTAAGGAGTGTAAAAAGTGTTGAGATCAATGAAATTGGCTATTCTCGTTGTCATTTTTGCCATTTGTGGGTGTACGAATTCGCTAGATGATAAAAGTAAAGACGATAAATGCAAATGCGACTGTGATGATACCTCACTTGCATTCACACAGGGTTACGTCGTGGGTAATCTTATTCGGTAGTTTAAGGAGTGTAAAAATGCCAGTTATTTATCTTATAGGGGCTTTGTTAACTATAAGCTTAATCGTGACAATGTTTGCTGACAGTGGATATAGAATAGAATATTTTGTTACATCCTTTATTGTCTTAATTCTATTTACCGCAGCCGCTATTTTGCTTGTCTTAGCACTTGTCTCAGCATCGGACGGTAAATTAAGTGAATGCAAATCTTACAATCCAGCATCTGCATATGCTGTTGGGTATATTACTGGCAGGATTGTAAAGTAGATATGAAATACGAATTTACCGGAGATACAAAAATAATCTATGTAGGATTTAATCTTACACCCGTAGTACTACATAGAATACGCGCTATAAAGAATTTTTTGTATGACATCCCTTTTGGAAACTTTTGTATTGTAACAGGTGAGCTAGGGGGATGGATAGAGAAAGAAAGCAATTTGAGCCATGATGGAGATTGTTGGGTGACCGATGATGCTCAAGTCTATCAGGGCGCTACAGTTCGTGATAACGCCTCAATTCGTGGTAACGCTCACATTTATGGTAAGGCGTTAATTTGTGACGATTCTATTGTTACGCATAACGCTAGAGTATCCGGTAACGCTATTGTGCGCGGAAAATCCATTATACATTCATATATGCGGGTAACTGGTAATAAAGAGAGGTGATAGTGATGGGTATTAAAACAGATCTTAAAAGTCTTAATGAGTTTATGAAGGACTATAAAGAAAACCCTAAAAAGTATGAGGGTTTGAAATTGTATGACGCTTTAGATGTCTACAGAAATCCTAAGATTCGTGTTAGGGATTTTCAATACGTCGTCTGTTATCTTGCTGAGTTGTTAAAAGTTTACCAATGAAATTGTAAAGAGAGGTGAAACATGCAAAACGTAGCAAACAATATCAAGATAAGTGAAATCGCAGTGGGCGTATTAAAGCGTCTATTTGATGCCGCAATAATTCTAACATTTATCGGAAGTTCTTACTACGTATACAACGCAATTAAACACAAGCAGGAGATGAAACATGCAACACTTAAACCCGTTGAGTCTAGTTATCTGTATAGGGCTATTGGGTCAGATGATAGCTTTAGTCTCTTACAAAATAATTCACGTGGACAGGTACATACTACCACCCATCGATCACATCACAATAAAGCAGTAGTTCATCATCACTCAATCAAGCATGCGCATCATGAGTTAACCCACCATAAAGCGCACGCGCATGTCACTGGCGGTAAGGTGCAAACGCATCATCACTCAATTAAGCACCCAGAGGGGCTACTTGTCATTGATAACGGTGCAGGAGTACACACGGGTGTATTAATCAATCACGAGAGTACATTGCCGATCCATGCCGTAAGGGGTGAGTCATGAGTAAGAAATACGAGTTTACCGGAGAGACGAGAGTAGTTGTTTATAAAAAATCAGGTGATTTTGTAAACGTAAATCTAAAAAGGATACGCGCACTTAGGGATTTTGGAGATGTAAGAACAGGTGACCTTGGCGGTTGGATAGAGAAAGAGGACAATCTGAGTCAAGAAGGCAAATGTTGGGTATACCATAACGCAATCGCTGCTGGAAACTCTAAAATATCTGGTGGTGCTTGCATCAAGGATAATGCTCAGATATTTGATAATATTAAAATATCTGAAATGGCTATTATAAGCGGTGAAGCAAGAATATCAGGCGATTCTATAATATCCGGCACGACTCACGTCTCAATAAATGCTTGTATATTCGATTCTGAAGAATATCAAAGTGCGCGTACTCTTTTTAAAATAGGTGAGTCATGAGTAATAAATATAGAAGCACATACGAAGACATAGCGAAAATAGCAGATGAGCTTGTTAGAGTAGTAAAAAGGTCTAATCAATTCTGCAAAATAGGTGCGGACGATGAGGAGTATTGTCGCCGTGTTTTTATTACTATGTTGAGTGTATTTTGCACACAGATTGATGTCTGCTTCTATCCTGTAGTTGCTCTCCAAGAAGATGAGGAAGAAGTTGTAAGTTTTATGAATAAGTGTACCAACAACATATATTTGAAATATGAGTCAAATGTAATCAATCAGTTGAGTAATATGGTTCATTAAATAAGGCGAATGAATTTTGGGTGTTACTTGTAAAGATAGGAAAATAAAAGGTAAACACGATTATGACTGACTATATAAAAGCCTTAGCCGATTTCATCGGATATTCAGCAGCCCTATGCGGCATGGTGTTCTTAATCATGATCGCATATGCATACGTTAAAGATGTCAACGAGGGGGTGGCATGTAAGAGTGACGCGATACCCAGTGTGATTACTAAAGTGCAAGATACTTATTTTTAGAGAGGTAGAAAATGAAAAACAAAAAGACACTATGCATTGCAATCAATGTAGCAATTGGATTTATGGGAGTTGTAGCGTTCTTGGTTTGTTGGATGGGAGGGTAGGAAATGAGTGATCTAGTAGTGCCCAAACAAGATAAATGGAAGGAGTTAGTGTATAGGCATAAGGAATCCTTTAACCATTTCTTGTCTGATTTCATGCAAAAAGCTAATCCTGTCTTCTTAGAGTCTGTAAACTTCGCTCCCGAACATATTCAATTAGATTGTTTCCTTATGGAGATGCTTTTGCATTCATCTTTTCAAAGTTACGAGGATGTTTTAAAAGTTTTAAGATTGCATGCAATGAACACTATACTTTCCAAAAACGACTACATGGACGTATTAAAAAGGAGAAAACTATGCTAGATGAGAGCAATTTTACAATCACTTATTTTAACTCAGGTGAGCCTAGGGTTGTGTTTAAAAATAATATACACGTTGATGCGCTAGAAGTTATTAAGTGGGACAGCATAAAACATCCAAACCTCATGGTTCCAATACTTATGGCTGATGCTATATCTACTCACACTAGGGTACATTTTCTTAAACCTCTTATCGCAAGTTATTTACCGTTCAGTAGACATGATAGGAATTTCGCGGTTGGTGAGTATGCACACATTGACCCAGCTTTAAACGTGCTTGGTAGATACTTTAGCCGCATAAAAACGCATGCTTTACATTGTGAAAATAGGTGGGGCAATTTCATAGAAAACGTTTTAATCAATGAGGATAGCGTAGGTTCTCAAAATAAATTGATCATTTATCCGGATGCTTCGGCGTACAAGCACTATTCAAGAGATAGCAGAAAACCATATTATTTTCTTGAGAAGAAAAGAAATTTAGCCGATGTGGTAATTTCTTCATTGCAAGAAGATGCTATACGCGCTGCTTGTGCTGTGAATAATTATGAAGAGATACTATTACTTGATGATATTTGCGATGGTGGAAGAACGTTAATCGAATCCGCAAAATACATTAGAAATAATATTAACAATAGCACACCAATTAGAGCATGTGTATATCACGCATTCCCTACGTTCATAAAAAATAATCTATGGGAGTATGTAGATAGACTTTACGTTATTAATGCAGATTCATACAACAGTCTCATTGGTTTATCAGATATACCTAGTAACTTTTTACATAAAATAGAGGATGATCTATGCTAGTAAATAACCCATTAATGCTTACTGATTTTTATAAGACTGGGCATATTAAACAGTATCCTCCAGGCACCACGCTTATATACTCTAACATGACCGCGAGGGATGATAAGTATACAATTTGCAATGAATCACCACTATATAATCATAAAGTGATTATGTTTGGTTTACATCATTTCATCTCTTTACTTAAAAATGAGCTTGACTCAATGAATTATAGAATGGCAGACGTGTATATGGATTTGGTTAAAGAAAGCACAGGAGTAGATCTAAACCCAAAAGATTACTACCGTTTACTTACTATCAGTGGCATACCTTTGGAAATTAAAGGGTTTGAAGAAGGTGAGCTTGTTCCTGTAGGCATTCCATTGATAACTGTTCAGAACACGAATACGTCATTTTTTTGGCTCACCAATTTTATAGAAACCTGGATGAGTTCAGAAATTTGGAAGTGCATCAACAACGCAACAATAGCTTATGAGTACAAGAAGCTATTTACATACTACGCCATGCAAACATGCGACACTATCGATCACGTAGACTTCCAAGGGCATGATTTTAGCTTTCGAGGAATGTCTGGCGCAGATGATGCTATTCTAAGCGGATTGGCTCATTTGACATGCTTCAAAGGCACCGACACGCTTCCTGCTATATATTACGGGAAAGTGTTGTACGGAAAAGATGTGACAGGGTACAGCATTCCCGCGACCGAGCATTCTGTAATGAGCGCTTACGGAGAAGATAACGAGCTTGAAACTTTTAGACATCTTATTAACGATGTCTACCCTTCTGGCTTAGTGTCCATCGTTAGTGACACTTGGGATTTTTGGCGTGTTATGAATGACTACTTGTCTATCCTCAAGGATGACATCCTAAAGCGTGAGGGTAAAGTAGTATTCCGACCAGATAGCGGCAATCCTGCTGATATTGTTTGCGGCACAGCAACAGAAATTGGTGCTATTGAAGCCCTAGCTAATGTTTTTGGATTTAGTACGAACAGTAAGGGCTATAAAGAGCTAAACCCAAAAGTAGGACTGATCTACGGCGATGGAATCACAATTAAAACAGTCATTGACATACTCGAGAGATTAAAAGCCAAAGGCTGGGCGTCTAATAATATTGTCTTCGGTATTGGATCGTATACGTACCAGTACAGCACACGTGATAGCTTTTCTTTCGCTATGAAATCTACTTACACTGAAAGAGACGGCAAAGGGTATGAAATTTTCAAAAGCCCTAAAACTGGACAGTACAAAAAGTCCGCACGTGGTTTGATACGAGTCGATAAAAATGATAACGGAGAATTCACTTTTACTGATAGAGTGTCCAGGGGTGAGGAGCTAAAAACTTACTTAACTACGTATTTAAGCAAATACGGAATACAATACGATCACTCATTTACAAGCATAAGAGATAAGATCAATGAAAACATACAAAAAGAGTTAAGCAATGCTGGAAAAGATAGTAATATTTGACTTAGATGGAACCCTTAGTGACGACTCACACAGAGAACACCACATAAGGAATCATCCTCAGAATTGGGAAGAGTACAACAAACACCAATTGCTTGATCCACCAAACATAGCAATTACCAAGATGTTTGAGGTGTTTTTGCACTCCAAATCTATTAAGCCAGTAATAATAACTGGTAGAACAGAAAGATACAGGAATAAAACTGTTGAATGGATTAAAAAGCATATTAATTTAGGTGATTCATTTCCTGACCTGTTTATGAAACACAATGATGATTTTAGAACTGGGCACTTCTTTAAAAGGGAAACAGTGGAGAAATTAATGATAAATCACGATGTTCTTTTTGTTGTTGATGATAGGGACAGCGCGGTGAAAATGTGGAGGGATGAAGGATTTACCTGTCTTCAATGTAGGTATGGCGATTTTTAAAAATGAGAAGAACGAAAACATACAAAAGGAGTTAAGCAATGAACGAGAGTAAAAAGTGGCTAGAACTGGTACAGAAACAGGAAAAAAGATTTAAGAATGCGGTCAATAGTGTTATTTCTCAGATAAATAAATCTTATTTTGAGGAATTGGAATCAGTGCCTGAAAAGTTTAGTGTAGATTATATTTTATTGAACGCATATCTTCACGCTTATGACTTCCATGACGACTTCATTAATAACTATGTACCTACGGATTTACGCGAAAGTGTAAAAAAGTGTTTAACTATTTAACTTTTAGTGTTATACTAGATGTATTGAAACTTTAAGAAGTACAGTGATGAAAACTGTAGAGATCATAGAAGGTTTTAATGGCGGCATGGCTAAAGCGTGGATTAAGTACGTTCCACTCGATGGAAACGCTATTGAGCAAGTGCGCCAAACTTCTGACCTTCCTTTTATTTTTAAGCATGTAGCGGTAATGCCTGATGCGCATTACGGTGTGGGAAGCACAGTAGGCAGTGTAATACCTACAAAAAATGCAATTATTCCTGCGGCTGTAGGAGTAGATATAGGGTGCGGCATGATTGCAGCTAGGCTTTCAATTAGTGCATCTAATCTGCCAGACAACTTGGCTGAGATGAGATCGCGCATAGAGTCTACCGTACCCACGGGATTTTCTAATTTCAAAGAACCTCAAAATACAGCTATAAACCGTTGGAGCAGTGATTTATCTTTAAATTTCAATAAGTTTATAGCTAATTCAGTGCCAGGAGCTGATGAGAAGATATGCTTAAACCAATTGGGTACGCTAGGATCAGGCAATCACTTCATTGAGCTATGCATTGATGAAGAGCAGAGGGTGTGGATTATGCTGCACTCGGGGTCGAGAGGCATAGGCAATAAGATAGGATCGCACTATATCAGTCTTGCAAAGACTGAGATGGATCGCCTTGGTATAAAATTGCCCAGTGAGAATTTATCCTACTTTACAAAAGAATCTCAGCACTTTGATGATTACTTTAACGCTGTCTTCTGGGCGCAAGAATACGCAAAGACTAACAGAGAAATTATGCTATTTAATACGCTAAATGCGGTACGTAAATTTGTAAAGAATCCGCATCTAGCGGTTGAAGATTTTTGTGTTCAGTGTCATCACAATTATGTCTCTTTAGAGACACACTTCAATGAAGAGGTATACATAACGAGAAAAGGCGCTATAAAAGCTGACAAAGGCGTGTACGGGATCATACCTGGGAGCATGGGTGCAAAATCTTTTATCGTGAAGGGCTTAGGCAATGAGGAAAGTTTTTGTAGCTGCTCCCACGGGGCTGGCAGAGTTATGTCAAGGGGTGAGGCTAAGAAGCTAATAGATTTAGATGATCACGAGCGCGATACTCAAGGTGTTGAGTGCAAAAAGGATATGTCTGTCATTGATGAAAGCCCGAGAGCCTACAAAAATATCGATTCAGTCATGAAATCCCAAGAGGACCTGGTAGAAATTGTGCATACGCTAAAACAGGTTTTGTGCGTTAAGGGTTAATAAAGCAGAGGTATGAAATGACAAACATTATAGAGTTGGCGATCGAGCTTGAAAAGAAATACGGCAGTTGGTGGCTTGAACGTGTACCAGAAAAAGACAGATCATACGAGTTATGTAGGCTAGCTGTGAAAGACACGGGATTTAACTTACGAGAAGTACCTGCGGAGTGTAAAACATATGAGATCTGCTTTGCAGCAATAAAGAAAAGTCCTGATGTCTTAGAGCATGTCCCGCACGAGCATAGAACGATGGAGCTATGCCTCGAGGCTACTCGTAAGACTTACAGTTTTATGCACATACCGGAGTCTATACTACAAGAGGTAAAGCAGAGAACAGATGAATATCGCGCAAACAAACTTGTAGAACGGGCGTGGAAAGTGATTGTTAAGCACGATGGAATGATGCTTAAAAACGTGCCTGACCAATTCAAAACTAAAGAAGTGTGTAGGTTAGCTTTTAAGGCTAACAATGACGCGGTCAATTACGTGCCACATTATCTACTTACTAGAGATATGAAGCGTTTTATAAAGTCAAAAGGTGATTTATGAGAGAGCAATACACAGCCAAAGATATTTTAATTGGTATTAGAGAATGCATAGCTTCTAACAAAGATTTAGACAAGTATTTAAAAGCTGAACCTATATTACGCCTTGCAGATTACAGCATGAAGTACGTACCCAACGTGTGGATCACGCATAACAGCTACGAGTTAGCGTTTTTTGTATACGGTCGTATGATCAAACATCAAAAATGGAGTACGTTTTTGAGTTCGATAGATTTTTATACCGATCATTATGAATACAAAGAGGATATTATTATCTGCCCTTTTGATTTTAATTATTCTCAAAAAAAATAGAATACAAAATCACTTAAGAAAAAATATGAACAATTGGTCGCGCTTCTGGGAGAGACTAATAGTTGAGAAGTTTTGCCAAAAAGAAAAAATAGAGTCGAAGATAAAAAAAGATTTGATAGCTGGCGGTATTGATAGCCTCAGCGAATATCTAAATGAAAAACGGGTTGTTTTTATTTTTAGTGGTGTTGAAAATGTCCTAAATAGGACTAGTGTAGTTGATGTGGATTCTGGTGATTGGTTCTTATCGCTCCCTTCGAGTATGAATGAGTTAAAGAGAGACAACATAGGGGTCATCATCTTTGTTCATGAGAATTACGTAAGATCGGTCATCAGACAAAACTCAGGTCAAAGGCTAGCAGCGTATCAAAAATATAGTCTTTGCATAGAGAATGGTGACTTATGAGAACAGAACAGGAATGGATTAAAGCGTTAAGCAGGTGGTCAGATGATTGTATCTTCCTTGACGCTGTCCCAGTAGATCAAAGAACCCACGCAGTGTGTCTCGCCGCAGTTAAGAAATACGGACGCGACTTAAAACACGTGCCCGTACCACTTAGAACAGTCGAAATATGCTCAGAGGCGTTATATAAGGGTTTCGGTGGGTTCTGGCATGATGCAGAAAGAAAAGAGTTTATCCCCGAAGCTATCGTACAAGAGGTGCAGAAAGCAGTTGAAGAGAGAAAGAAAAATGACAAGCTTTATAATGCTTGGCTCACACTTGTAAAAAATGACTGGCGTGTGTTGAAGTACGTGCCAGATCATTTAAGGCGTGAAGGAATTATAAAAGCCGCATTAAAACAGAGTCCAGAGGCTACTGCTATGATTGTAGCTAATATTAGCTTATCTCAGGATCAAATAGATAGATTGAGAGATAGTATGCATAAATTTTATTCTGGCACTCAAAATTCTGTGGTTATTCTGCCGCCTGAAAAAGGTATGGATTAGAGGTTTATTGAATCATGAAAGTTACCGCGCTAGTTGTAATCACAGCTTTAACAATTCCGTGCGTAAGGCAAATGTGGATTTATGGGGATAGACTGGATGCATTAACGCTAGCAGTTGAGAACATGTCAGTCATCTGTTTTATAACCTATTGCTATTTTGTAGGGAGAAATCGTGGACGTAAAAGATAGGCAATATTTGTTGGACGTAATAAAAAGAAACGACATCAGCATACGATCCTTTAAACAATATTTTTTTCAGGAGCCGAGTTATTCCCATATCGATACAGCCACTACGTTGATAGAGGGTGAGAAGATAAAGCATCTTAAGGAATCAAAATCACTCGATGCTTATAACAGGCTAATAGGTAAGAAACCTATACGGAGTGGAATATGAAAAAAGATGAGCAATATTGTGATGATAGTTACTGGTTAAAACAGGTAAAAATAGACGGGAGCCTCGACGATGTCCCAACGGAACATAGGACTTATGAAGTATGCCTTGAAGCCGTGAAGGTGTGGCACTTAGCACTAAATCACGTACCAGATCAGCATCTAACGCGCGATTTGATATCTGCGTCTTTGACTAGAGCTTATGATAACGGATACGAAGAAGGCGAATCGGCAGGGTATCATCACGGGTATGAGCAAGGCGAATCTTTTGGGTATGAACAGGGTTATAGTGACGGAGTAAAACATGAAAACTAGTGAGGATGAATTATCAGACTTGAGAACAGAGCTTAAAGAAGCGTATTCACGAATAAATGCTTTGGAAGAAGAAATAAAGGATGCTATTAGAGATCTAAATAGTATTAGTGAATATCTACGGAATTATGTCTTAAAGTCGTGAGGGTATAATTACTGTATCACCTAAAGCACATGAGGAATAAAAATGGATAACGAGCAGTACTGGTTAGATCAATTTGGTATGCCACGCGATAAACGTGACAATAAATATGCTGATCTTAAAGATGTACCACATCATTTAAGAACTCTCAAGGTTTGTAAGTCAGCGTTGTACAGTTGCCCTTTCAATTTAATACACGTGCCCGTTCATCTCAGAAATGATGAGATAGTACAAATAGCCTTAGATGATTTAATACATGTACCCTATTATTTTAGAGATAATGATACGGTACAAAGAGCCTTAGATGCTATAGAAGCAGTTGTGAGCTGATATACTGGTAAAGACGATTAGGGACTTCTTGAGTGCGATGGAGTCTTAAATGAGTTTATATAACGGTTATGCAAAAGGCTATATAGACGGAGTAAAACATGAATTATGAGCAATTAAAAGCCGATAGAGATCGTTTGCGTTCTGATATAGAAAAGATTAAACACCTACCTCTAAAAGACGAAGAATGTGAACGTGATGACTGTTTTAGTTTATCAAAAGTGAAAGGTCTAACTGTTCAATCAGTCTATTTTGATGAGCATAAAGTATGTATAAAAATGCACGTGAACAGCAAAGGCATAGATTCTTTAGTTCTACAATGTGAAGGTTGCACCTTATATGATTACGATCAACCTATATATTTCTTAAATGGACACCGTATAGATGGTATATTTTCGCTCACCAGAGTAGAAAAACAGTTTACCTATATTTCATTCAAAATTTACTCATTTAAAGGCGTTGCAATTTTTACTTTTTATGGGGATTCATTGGATTTTAAAAAGGTAAAAAATAATTCACAAATCTTAATAAGTGATATAAAAAGCGATAAAGAATGGATTAAGGATATAGTCAATCGTAAATGCAGATTAGAAGATTTACCCGAACAAAATAGAACCTACGGTGTTTGTCTCAGCGCGGTAGAATTTTACCCACCATATCTGGAAGATGTACCCGAACACTACAAGACCGCAGAGATGTGTGCAAAAGCCCTATACACGGGTTTCAAATCCAAATGGGATGAGAAAAAATTAATACCCGCAAATGTGTTTGAAGCTGCTAAAGCCCTAGTAAAAGATAGAAAGAAAAAAGAAATGCTATACATATCATGGCTAAATTTAGTAAGAGATGATTGGAGGGTAATAGAGCACGTACCTATTTGTTTTAAAAATAAAAAAATGTGTGCGGTAGCTTTAAGTCAAAGCCCAGAAGCTAAAAAATTTATTGAGGAGTAGAACATGAAAACAGAACAAATCAATAACTACGTACTCTACCTCTCTACTTTAACTCTAGTGGTCAACATTGTAGAGAAGTGCCTATCCCCTTATTCTGTATTCTTAATGATTACTTGCCTGCTATTTTCTCTCTGGGTTTATAAGATTGACATTTTCGGATTCATGGGAGAGGAAGCGCATACTTCACATAAAGCACAAGTATTTATCAGATTACTTACAGAGTCATCAATTATTATTTTTGTGCTAGGTATTATTCTTTCATCGTTTAAGTAACTAAAGAGGTAAATACAAATGAGAGAAAAGATTATAGCGACAGATGATACGATCCACGACATTGTTAGGCGCGAGATAGAGATAGTCGGAAATGATGGAGATTTGAACCACATCGATACGAGTCGGGTGACGAATATGTCAAGACTTTTTCAATACGTGGGGGATTTTAACTGTGATATATCGAAATGGGACACCTCTAGGGTTACTACTATGCGTTTTATGTTTAAGGAGTGCTACGCATTTAATCAACCCATTGGTAATTGGGATACTTCTAATGTCTCCGATATGTACTGTATGTTCTCCGAATGTTTTAACTTTAATCGGGATATTTCGAAGTGGGATACCTCTAAAGTTAAAGATATGCGTTGGATGTTTTATAGGTGTTCTTCATTTAATCAACCCATTGGTGGTTGGGACACATCTAAAGTTACTGATATGCTCGCGATGTTCGATGGGTGCAAATCATTTAATCAACCCATTGGTGGTTGGGACACATCTAAAGTTACTGATATGCGCTTCATGTTTAATGTGTGCTATTTCTTTAATCAAGACATCTCGAAATGGGATACTTCTAAGGTTACCGATATGGGCGCCATGTTTTATGGGTGCTCATCATTTAATCAAGACATCTCGAAATGGGATACTTCTAAGGTTACCAGTATGTGCTGGATGTTTAAATACAGCATCAAAATGGAAGAGAAAAACAAACCAAAATTTACCAACCAGGGGGATTAGAAAATGAGACCGAGGATTATCGCTACAGATGATACGATCCATGAAATCGTCAGACATGAGATAGAGATAGTCGGAAATGATGGAGACCTGAACCATATTGATACGAGTCAAGTCACGGATATGTCAGGACTTTTTGAAGACTTGGAAGATTTTAACTGTGACATATCGAAATGGAACACATCTAAAGTTATTACTACGCAGCGTATGTTTTGGGGTTGCTCTTCATTTAATCAAGATATTTCAAAGTGGGATACCTCTAATGTTACCGATATGTGTGGGATGTTTCATGGATGCCATTCATTCAATCAAGACCTATCGAAGTGGAACACGCCTAAAGTTACTAATATGAGTTCGATGTTTAGTGAATGCAGCTCATTCAATCAAGACTTATCTAAATGGGATACTTCTAATGTCACTACTATCGCTGCAATGTTCGAATGGTGCTCTTCATTTAACCAAGACCTGTCGAAGTGGGACACTTCTAAAGTTACGGATAAGCTATGGATGTTTTTCAGATGCGACAAAATGGAAGAGAAAAACAAGCCTAAGTTTAACAACCTTGAGGAGCAAAAAATGAGACCAAGGATTATAGCGACAGATTATACTATCCACGACATTGTTAGACGTGAAACAAGAATAGTTGGGAACAATGGGGATTTGAACCATATTGATACGAATCAAGTCACGAATATGTCAGGACTTTGTGAACATCTGAGATATTTTAACTGTGATATATCGAAATGGGATACCTCTAATGTTTCCGATATGAGTAGAATGTTCTACGGATGCTTATCATTTAATCAAGACATCTCAAAGTGGGATACCTCTAAAGTTACAGATATGACCTTTATGTTTTGTGAGTGTTTATCATTTAATCAAGACCTGTCGAAATGGGATACCTCTAAAGTTACTGATATGGGATGTATGTTTGATAGGTGTTCTTTATTTAATCAACCTATTGGCAATTGGAATACATCTAATGTCACTGTTATGAGATATATGTTTGATGAGTGTCGCTCATTCAATCAAGACCTCTCCAAGTGGAACACGTCTAAAGTTACTGATATGCGCGGGATGTTTAGTAGATGCTTTTTATTCAATCAAGACCTCTCCAAGTGGAACACGTCTAAAGTTACTTATAAGTGCTCGATGTTTGACGACTGCGACAAAATGGAAGACAAAAACAAACCAAAATTTACCAACCAAGAGGAACAAAAAATGAAACGACAATACACTAAAAGAACAAAGGATGAGAAAGTCACACGTCTTATCCTATGTGTTGAGAAATTGATGACTAAAAGGGATGTCATTAATGGTAAAATACAATCCATCAACGAAAAAATAGCAAAGATTAAACATGGAAAGTTTAATAAACTGATAGGTGGTTTAACGGACGATCAGAAACAAATGATAGTGAAATACATCGAGGATAGGTTTTAATGTCAAAAATAGTAAATGCTGACGTGATAGAAACGCTTACTACATTAAACATAACGAACTATTTTGACGTAATTATTGCAGACCCTCCATACAACATAAATAAAAATTTTGGGGTAGGTTCTGATTCGGTTCCTTTACCTGATTACATTGATTGGTCAAAACACTGGATTGATCTTTGTCTTAAGTCATTAAAACCTAACGGTATAATGTATATCTATGGATTCACTGAAATACTTGCGCACATCGCCGTAAACTATCCGTTGGGCAAACAACGGTTTTTGATATGGAGTTACCTGAATAAGGTAGCTCCAAATTCTAAGTTTTGGCAGAGGTCGCACGAGGCTATACTGTGCCTTTGGATAGATAAAAAACCCGCGCTAGAGATAGATCAAATACGTGAGCCATACTCTAAAGGGTACGCTAATGCGCACGGTAAAGAAAGAAAAAGTACTAAAGGGCGTTTTGGTTCTAAGGCAACTGTATATAATGTGAACCCACTAGGTGCGATGCCGAGAGATGTTATAAGAGTACCTGCTTTAGCTGGAAAATCATCAGAGAGACCTTTTATGTGTAGAACCTGCGGAGGCGTTATGTATGATTCTGAGTATTTAAAAAGCCATCTCGGACATAGCATTTTACAACATCCAACACAAAAACCAGCAGAGCTTACAAAAAGACTTTTACTATCGGCAGCTAAACCTACGCGCGGAAAAGTACTAATACCTTTTTCGGGTTCGGGTTCTGAGTGCTTAGTAGCCAAAAGTTTAGGCTTTGAATTTTTAGGGGTAGAGCTAAACTGGGAATATGTAACCTACGCAGAAAATCTAATAAGGAGAAATAATGGACTTGCAAGCAGCGTCATTTGACGTGTGGAAACAAAAATATCAATTAAAAGATGAGCACGGCACAGCAATAGACAAAGATGTTGATAGCATGTTCCAGAGAGTAGCTAAAACCCTCGCAAGCGTAGAATCTAATAGTGAACACTGGTATGAGCGCTTTTTGTGGGCGATGAGACGCGGCGCGTACCCTGCTGGTAGAATACTAGCTAATGCGGGTGCCCAGGGGTATAAGCCCAACACAACACTCATTAACTGTACAGTGAGTCGTGTTATAGATGACTCCATTGAGGGTATAATGCTAGCACTGTCAGAAGCTGCAAGCACACTTAAAACAGGCGCTGGGATAGGGTATGACTTCTCCACTCTGCGACCTAAAGGTGCATACGTACGCGGTGCAGGTGCGAAAACATCCGGATCACTATCGTTTATGGACATATTCGATAAGATGTGTTTTACAATCTCATCAGCAGGAGGCAGGCGCGGCGCTCAGATGGCTACAATGCGTGTAGACCATCCCGACATCATAGATTTTATTAAAGCTAAAAGAGAAAACGGGCGCTTAAGACAGTTTAATATGTCAGTGTTAGTTACAGATAGCTTTATGCACGCTGTAGATACCGATCTTGACTGGCAACTGTGTTTTGCGGGTAAAGTGTATAAAACAGTTAAAGCCTGTGACCTCTGGGATTTGATTATGCGTTCAACGTATGACTATGCGGAGCCAGGGGTGCTTTTTATAGACAGGATCAATGAAGGGAACCCCCTTGGGTTTATTGAGCAGATAACTGCTACGAACCCGTGCGCGGAGCAGCCATTACCCCCTAATGGCGCGTGTCTTTTGGGTTCAGTAGACCTTACAAAATTTGTCAGATACCCTTTTTCAGATGATGCCGTTTTTAACTATGAAGATTTTATAGAAGTAGTTTCGGTGTTTGCACGTATGCTAGATAACGTTGTAGATATAAACAACCTCCCCCTTGAGTCTCAGCGACAAGAAATCATGATGAAACGCAGGCACGGCATGGGGTTTTTGGGTTTAGGTTCCGCATTGACTATGCTAAAAATAAAGTACGGATCACCTGAGGCGATACGACTTGCACGCACAGTCTCTATAGCGATGGCGCGTACGAATTACGAGACCGGTGTAGACCTGGCTTATGAAAAGGGTGCTGCTCCGATATTGAAAGATGAAAACAACTTAAAAAACTATGTCGACAGAATAAAAAAACTCGGTTACGTAAATGATGACTATCTAAGAAAAATGGAAGCGTGGGGGTGCAGATACACACATGCAACATCTATAGCCCCTACGGGCACTCTATCCCTGTCCGTGGGAAACAATGTGAGCAATGGCATAGAGCCTACATTTTGTCACGAGTATGCTAGAAACGTCATCATAGATGGGAAGAAAACAAAAGAAAAAGTTAACGTTCTATCTTATGAGTACCTGCGATACAAATCTATGCATCCTGAGGCTACTGTAGATACGCTGCCCGATTATTTTGTTACCTCAGATAGCATAACGCCCGAGCAGCATGTAGATATGCAAGCAGCGTGTCAGCCATCTATAGATTCTAGTATATCAAAAACAATTAACGTCCCCACTGATATAAGCTTTGATGCTTTTAAAGACATATACCGCTATGCTTTTAGTAAAGGGTTGAAAGGATGCACCACATTTAGATTTAATCCTGAGGCTTTTCAGGGGGTACTGGTTAAAGAATCTGATCTAAAAAACACTATTTACAACTTCAAACTCGAAAATGGTGAGACGGTATCATGTACGGGCGACACAATAATTACGTATGACGGAGAGAATCACACAGCAGCAAATCTATACGATGCTATTAAGGAAGGTTACTATGGTAAATTCTAAATACTCTAGACTTGTTGACATCTACTCATCGATTAGAGAGCAAGATTTTAACAAGCTTTTATACGGCAGAAATTTTAGTGAGCAGTCGGTTATTATCCTAAGAAAAATAATACTAGACAAGCAGTGTCAAAAAATCGTTGCTAAACAGTACGGCGTGTCTCAGGCTTTTATAAGCGGTTTAATTTCAAGATTCATAAGGGCTAAAATGTTCAAATGCGAAACGTGCGGACGTGTTTTTTTGCGATCATGTAACTTATCAGCCCACGTTAAGACTTGCAAAAGGAGCCAAAGTGATGATTATTGATAGTAAAATAGTTTCTGTTAGCGTTAACTCTAACGAGTGCAGTAGTACTTTAACTGTAAGACCCGAGATGTTACCTGGCGTTACGTACAAAATAAAACCACCAGGTCACAATGATGCGATGTACGTTACAATAAACTCACTAGATAACAAGCCTTTTGAGCTTTTTATACAGTCCAAAAATGCAGAGCACACCCAATGGACATCTGCGCTTACCCGTGTGATCTCTGCCATTTTTAGAAAAGGTGGGGATGTAACTTTTCTCATCGATGAGCTGAAATCCATACACGATCCGCGAGGCGGTCACTTTGCGCATGAAAAATACGTACCTTCTTTGGTGGCTGAAATTGGGTACGTCTTAGAAAAGCACTTAAATCTTAAAAAAGAAGCAAAACCCACAAAAAAGACGTGTCAAAAATGCAATGGTGTAAACGTTGAGGTTTCCGGCGGATGTTCAATATGCAGAGATTGTGGAGATTCTAAATGCGAATAAAGAAGATCATATCTGGCGGACAAACAGGTGTCGACCAAGGGGCTTTGCTCGCAGCTATTGACCTAGGTATTGAGCACGGTGGGTACTGCCCTAAAGGGAGGCGTTGCGAGTCCGGCAAGATTCCTGATATTTTCAACCTACAAGAGCTTGACACATATGACTATGCGGCACGTACAGAGAAAAATATACTAGAGTCTGACGGAACATTGCTTATTACGAAATATCTTTGTGGAAATCAAACTCCAGGGTCACGTCTCACTAAAAAGCTGTGTGCAGCGCACGGTAAACCTATTCTACATACTTCTGGACTGTTGGCATCCCCTAGTGAAATTATAAAATTTATCAAGGAACATAAAATACAGGTGCTTAATGTCGCAGGAACAAGAGGGTCAAAATGGGAGGGCGCTGAAAAATTTACAAGAGATTTAATAAAATCAGTGATAAATTTTGAGGAGGTAATATGATTATTATTAATGGCTATCGTCCCCGAGACCCTGGAAAAGTGTGGATAACGCAACATATCTTATCGTCTTTTAAAAATTTTCTCCTGCAATACCAAATTGCAGGAGAAAATCATGAGACAACACCATCCGGAATTCCAGACGCTAAGGGGTATAACCCAGAAGCATCAATCCATCAAGAGCATGACAAATGAATTTTTCTAAGGGCTATCAGCCCAAACACGCAAAGCCTAACCACGACCCTGACAAAATTTGGATACCGCAGCATATCTTAGCGTTTTTTTAAAAACCAAAATACCGGAGAAAGTCATGAAACAACATCATCCAAAAACGTCCAGAATTCCAGATGCTAAGGGGTATAACCCAGAAGCATCAATCCATCAAGAGCCTGACGCTGTCTACGCGGTAAGCCCCCAATCACAAAATCTATTTAGAACAGTTGTGGGGCGGCACGAGCGTAAAACGTGTTACTATATATTAAAATTAGAAATTGTAAACGGCTAAACATGATACCCATCACCTTATATAACATAGAGCTTTATAGCCACCACTCTTACTACGTGCATAACGTTGTAACCCACAACATATACGAATACCGGTGTGAGACTTGCGGCAAGACATTCAATTACTTATCCCTATTGACTCGTCACATGTACTCACATAGGACATTACCAAAGCCGTACATATGTCGCGTTTGTAGCGCTGCATTCAGTAACCGTGGTAATCTGAATGAGCACATCAGAACGCACATTATGAAAAAAGACTACCAGTGTGTGTACTGCAAGAAATTCTTTACACGCAAACACTATAAAGACGAGCACGAACGCAGACACTTTGACTCACCAGAGTATGAGTGCGAGCATTGTGGAGAGAAAAAAGCACAGAGTAGCAATTTATACAAGCACATGCGCGAGAAACATGGCGTAGAGCCTAAGAAATTCAAGGATGGGGGCGAGATCGCAGGAAGCGATGAAGCGGCGACTAGCCAAGAGAGCACGCATTTGGAGCCAACTGTTGCACCTGAACCTGCAATCGTTGAAGATGACGACAGCGATCTTGCTATAGCCCATAGTTATGTTAAAGAGCAGCTAGAAAAAGAGAAGAAAGAACACGATGGATGATCCTAAAAACAACGACTTATGGTATTATCTCTTGCAAATCTTGGGGAATGCCATCATGTTTTCATTAATAAAAACTCTATTTTCGTCATCACTGTCAGTGTCTAACAGGGAACGCAGGTTTTTGCTTTTCCTATGCGCATCCATGATTATACTTAACTTCTGGGGAACGTGGAGAAATAGCAAAACGCTTTGGATGTTTCAAGATGCTATGAGTAGATTTTGGCTGGCTTTAGACATTACACAGCTAATCTATTGCTCGATGCTGTTTGGTTTTATCTATAGTGCGGCTCAGTTACCGCAGTGGTTCAGGACTACTCTATTTATTACCTCATCAGTTTTCTTGCTAACGAATATCTATAATTTCATAGTCAACTTCTCTTATCTTCCGAAGGAGGGTTTATTTATATTTGTGATGTGGTTCATTAATAATAGTGGCATGGTATTGATCAGTGCTGTTGTTGCTTATTTCATCATATCGCATAAAATGTGGCTACAATCCCAAGGATGCAGATATGAACCGTGAATCCTTATATAGAATTTATTATGGGCGTAAAGAGTAACTTGTCAAAGAGAGTAGGTTTAATAGTAGCATTGTTGTGTGCGATAGGAACAATTTACTATCTCGGGTATAGAAACGGTGGAATCAAAACCGAATATAAAACAATAAAAGGCGATGAAGAATACAAGACAAAGGTAAGTAAAATGCAGTATCATGTTGGCGATAAAGCAAACGATTCTACTCAGAAAAGGAACGATGACCTTGATAGAGAAAGACAAGCTATACTTAAAGACCTTGATACTGTCTGCTAGCTTATTACTGTGTGGTTGTGATACTTACCCCGTCAAAATAATCACAGAGATGTACATGCCAAGATACTTAGTAACACCTGTTTCTGTAACTCCAAAATCCGTATCGCTAGAGAAAGACAATATTAATCTAATCCGTGCATGTCTCACACCCGACACTAAAAAATCTTTTAACCGGATACTGTACAACTACTATGATAATTACTACGGGCTACAAATGTGTAATAATAAGCTGCTATCCATAGGTTCGTACATTGATGAATACAACAAAGACTTATTAAATCTTTAGTTATTGATTTTGCTACGGACAGCGTATACACTTACCCCGTTGAAACATTTGGGGGATACCATGAAGAAGATTACCACTTTACTTGCTTTTTTACTTAGTGTGAACGCAAACGCTGATGATACGACGCATCCCGTGCACGTTACGCTTTACATGTCCAAAAACGCTTGTGCGTACCTCGTAGACAACTCAACGGGTGCCACTCAGTTTAAAGAACCCGTTGACGTGCCATACAACCTATTCGCTTACAATATTGGGCGTGATGGCGATACTCAAGTACGCGCACAGGGTGATTTTACGTGCTATGGCGCTACTTCTACAAATCAAAACGGGGTACTTGGCTACTTACCGCTACAGTATGCATACACTTATGCATATGGGAGGTGTGACGATAAAAAATCTAACACTTTAACGTCCACAATTTCCGGCGCTGAAACTCGCACTATCTTTGAGCAAAAAGGCTTTATAATTAACACAGATAAGACTTATATGCCGCCAAATCCTGCGTTTAACTTAGCACCTTGGCAATTCTTAAGCGCAGGTCAAGTGTGGGTAATGGCTGGCTGTACAAACTATGACAACATTAAAATTAACTACGCAAACATTATAATTAATTTCACAAAAGAATCTTAAAACACGCTTGACGTAATCTTAGTAGTGGCTACTATAGAGTTTGACCCTGGATTATGCATCACACCCTCGTAGTATAGAAGGCTACAGCTTAAATCCAAGCCAAAAGTACCGTCGCCTCTCAGGTTACTGTTGAATATAGAAACCGTTCCACTCGCAGGCACTAATCCGTTACCGCGCTGTTTGATACTAAATCCAGTACCTGGGTTTTTACCGATTGATAGCAATCTATTGATATATAGATTGTTACCACGGTAGTCTATGTGCGGCATATTTACGCAGTTATCAATGTAAAGTAAGCTAAGATCAGTAGTACATAGTATCTGAGAATTGAGTACGCCCGTGCATTCGGTCATCTGTATTTGACAAGCTGAATTAGATGATGAATATGTAAGACCTGACGAGAAGTAACACCCTTTAAATATTATAGATGCACCTGTGGCTCCTGATATTGTAACCGTATTTTGAAAAGTGCAACTTATAAACGTGATGGTACCAGCGGTTACGCTAATTGTAGCGGCTTGGCTTATTTGAAAACCCTCGATAAGCGCAGTCCCAGAGTTTACAGTTAGCGTACCGTTCAAGACTGTGCTGCTAAACGACCCGAGAAACACCGCGGGTCGTGGATGTGCTGCACGCAGTCTTACAATTGTGCCAGAAGGTATTGTAACGTTTTCAACAAACGTACCTGGGAACACTATGTAGTTATTCGGCGATGACGCGGCGTTATTAACAGCCGTTTGTACAGATGATAGTGGATGATTTATAGACCCCGTACCCCCTGCTAGTGCCCCAGTTACAACAAAACCCTCCACCGCGCTTAAAGGATCCCACGAATCATAATTAGTAAGAGCCGTAGAGACGGTAGTAGCACCACTGTATATTGAATTCGCCGGAGGCGAATAGTTTACGTTTGTAGCTGTTGCAGAGTTTCCTGTAATTGATATTCCCCACGTCCCTGACGCGCCGCTACCCGTAACGCCAGGTGCGCCAACTGTGTTGTAGCTGATCGTTTGAGCAGCCGAGCCATTGAACGTTGTGCCGCTAACTGCCCCTGCGCCTGAATTGTTAAAAGTAACAGCGTTATTAGTGTTAACGTTTATGTTAGCGCTACCGTTAAATGATACGCCGTTAATAAGTCTGGCTGTTTGTAGTACTGTAGCGGTTCCGGCGTTGCCAGTAACTGAGATTCCCCAAGTGCCCGAGGCGTTAGCGCCAGTTATGCTAGGTGCGCCAATTGTGTTGTAGCTTATCGTTTGAGCAGCCGAGCCATTGAACGTTGTGCCGCTAGCGCCTCCTGTGCCTGAGCTATTAAACGTCACGGCACTCGGTGTTGCTGCCGTGACTGTTATATCTGCACTACCATTGAACGACACCCCGTTAATGAGCCTGGCTGTTTGTAGTACCGTAGCAGTTCCAGCATTACCAGTAACAGCTATCCCCCAAGTACCAGATGCATTTGAGCCTGTGGTACTTGGGACACTCAACGTTTTTCTATCTACTGTTATTGCTGCTGAACCGTTGAAAGTAATGCCCGAATTGGCACCCAAAAAACCTGATGAAAAAGTCACAGCACTTGGTGTTGCTGCCGTGACTGTTATATCTGCGCTACCGTCAAATGCTACGCTATTAATAGCCCTTGGTGTTTGCAAAGTCGTAGCGGTTCCAGCGTTGCCAGTAACAGCTATCCCCCACGTGCCTGAGGCGTTAGTGCCAGTTATGCTAGGTGCGCCAATCGTGTTGTAGCTAACTGTCTGGGCTAGAGAACCGTCAAATGTTACTCCGCTAGCACCACCTGTGCCTGAATTGTTGAACGTTACAACATTTGGCGTTACTGCATTTAGCGAGATGTTTGTACTACCGTCAAACAATATGCCGTTAATTGTTCTCGGTGTCTGTAGCGTTGTAGCTGTTCCAGCATTACCAGTGATGCTGCCCGTGATAATCACATTAAAAGTTTTGGAACCATCAATAACCTGCGTGCCTGTAGTCTTTACGCACGCATCTAAAGCTGCTTGCAAATCAGTTTGCGAGGACAGTGTACCGATAATCGAACCCCATTGAGCTACTTTACCGCCCGATGGTATGCGATTCCATGTGTTGTTGGGCATAAAAATGGCTTGATCATCTACAAGCCAGCCTGTCTCACCGTCTAGGACTGTATTACCTGGTGTGGTTACTATCCACGTGTCACCCACAGTGCCAACGCCAGAAGCTAATGACCCTCCTGTCGATGTGACGTTAGTATCTGCGTTCCACGTTCCTTTAGGATTTTTTACGCCAATTGGTAGGTACGTAACGGGTATTTTAGCTGTCGCATCAAGGGGAGCCACACCTAAAGCCACACCTTTTTGAGCTAGGGGTATTTTACTATCAATATCTGCTTGCAGGCTTCCAGTGCCTAACACCGCTCGTCTTACTAGATTGCTCATAATATGCTTACCTGAATATTTGTCGTACCGGATGCATTAAGTAGGCTAAAAAAATACTTGCTATTTTGCATCATATCTACGAGAAGCACATTATCAGACGTTTGAGCAAAATCAGTTAAAGCAAACGGAGTTAACTCGTCTTGTGAAACGCTAAGATTTACTGTAGCCCCGCCAAACGTTCCGCTTAATTGCACTTGCATAACTCCGCCACTATGTAGCATTGTAGCCGTTACTGGTAATGCCTGTGTGAGATCGAATAGCATAAAATACCTTAGACTATGTCTTTTAGTGCCCGTAGTTTATCATCATATTCAGCCTTACGCTTCACTATCTCCGTAAAAGTTAATGTGCAGTTTAAGAAAGGAAATTCGTAGACTTTTTTAAGGTCGTACATCGTATCTTTAGCGTCAACAAGCGCTTGGGCGTAAGTCATACCCTCAAACATCGCAGAAAAAATATCGTCCCTATATTGCAGCTCAGGCTTAACTCCACCTGTTTTAGTCTTCACCATCGGTAGATTTTTTTGTACAAAATAATCACATAGACTCTTCCAGTGCTCATCTAGCGTATTCATTAATTCGTGATATAGCGGTAAAAGTTTAGCAGTATCTGCTTTTGTACTGCTTTCTGTAATTGCAAGTACTGCGTCAATAAAACTATGTAATTCTTTCTTTTTCATTGAGTGCAGCCTCTAGGTTTTCTAATAATTCACACGGTAACCCTGTAACATCTCCAAAAGGTATTATACATCTATGCGCAAATTTTGATAATTCATCTTCGGTCATAGGCACCTGTAATAAATCACACGGTAACCCTGTAACATCTCCCCAAGGTATTAATTTTGATAATTCATCTTCGGTCATAGGCACCTCTCTAAGCTGTTCTAATATAGCAATAAAATGCATACGTATTAAAGTTTAAGTCATGATCATGAGCGGCGTTAGACCCTACGGGAGAAGTAAATGCCCAGGTATTATTGCTATCTGATCCTGCACCCAACCCCCAACGCGTATTAACTCCTCCATCAGTCCACAATCCCCAGATGGCTACGGGTCCATAAATACTAGTGCCCTCCCCAAAAGGTATGACGTGCTTGTGGGCTGGTAAATGTGCTTCGGTTAGTGTGGTACCACCAACTCTACCTGAAAAAGGGTCAGTCGCGTTAGCTCTAAGCCCTCCGGCAGGTCTGTAACTTGAGGATATAACAAGATTGTGATGATCCCCCGCGCCACTTATTAATGCCCATGTCAATGTGCCCCATCCAGGCACTATACTAGCAGGGTTAGTTATAACGAGTGGGTTCTGAGAGAAAAACGGAGTCCCTATCGGATATACTTTGTCTAACTCAACAAAAGTTGTTTTTGCAGATAGGGTTGCAGGCGTCACCCACCTAATCGTGTCTGTGCCCGCATTTATTTCATCTATCGAACATGCTCTGCCAAGACCTGAATACCGATATGGGTCTGGGTTAGTTGAGGGCTGTGCACTTTCATACCCCGCAAGGTACCATTGCGCACCTCCCGATACCGCAATGCACTCAAACATACCTTCGGAAACCGAATCTACAAACACCTGAATACTGTTTAAAGTTCCAGAAAATCTTCTTATTATGTCTGCCCCGCCTGCCTGTATTACAAAATTTGTAGGGCTCGGGTTAGAGTTTATTAAAACCAAACGAATACTAAAAGTATCTCCGACACTCGAACGCACTGGGAGTTGTACATTAACACCCATATATACTATTATTGTCCTTTTATCGTCTTTAGGTAGGATAGTAACAAGCGGACCAGGTGCAGGAAAAAGGGCAGGCGCGTTATTAAATATTATATTGTACCCGCCAGTATCGCTTTTACCTTCCAGATTATTGTCAGAATTAAGCCTTACTACAGTTGCTCGTTTAACAACATTAAAATTAGGGCTGTGATAAATAGCACTTACTAAATCGCCAACATTCAAATCCCCTGGCTGCATTGTCGCGCCACCTGAGTCAACAAGCGCAGGAGTAGCAACAATACTGCCAATTTTTAAAGTAACTGATCCTGTATTGATCTGATTAACGATAAAACTTATAGGCATACCATCATAAAGTACTAAAGGATTATGACCAGAAGACGCCGTAAGTGAATATTCATTACCAGAATTTCCAGTTACTAAATAGTAATTATCTTGATTAACATCTTGTGTACTTATCGCATCATTTAGATTTTTGATAAGCATATCCGTACCGTCAAACATAACATCTATGATAAATGTAGGTTGAATTTCATCTATGGGTATATGGCTTCCGTCTTTAAACTTAAGATTAAAAACGCCAGGAATACCACTTGAAAACGCTAGCGTGGGGTTGATGACGCTATTTGCGTTAGTAGCAATAAAAGAAAACTGAGCACCAGGGGATAGAAGTGCAGGAGCCTCTACACCTGTCTCGTGAGTTTTAAGTAAATAAGCCGCGCCAGACGATCCAGCATCTTCTACATAAGTTAGACGACTAGATGCTAAATTAATGACAGATTTTAGTATCTGTTTAGTGTCTGCGTCATTAAACCCTTGACCTGAATCAGTAACAATACTTTTAAGCTCGTCATTAACTCCGATGTTAAAGTCCTGAGTGCTGTATTCGTCACCAATATTTTTTGTAGGTACGTTCTTCATACTTTTAAATCTCTATAAATTGAACATCAATATACGCGGGTTTGTAATGCTCAACTAAGCATTGATAGAGGCGTGCCGAAGGTGAGCCAAAAATAAAAGCTCCATACGTCGGGTCGTTTAATGGGTCAAAATCCATGTTAAATATATTATCAGGAGTTAAGCCTTGCATCGTTATAATTATCGTACCAAAAGTAGAATTATCAAAACCCGACAGCACTATGCCTAATAAGTCAGCCAAATGATAATAATCTTCTTTAGTAAACAGATTCAACGATCCAAGCTTGATCATTATTTGTAGCGCTCGCGTTTCAATGCTGCCGCTAGTGTTAAAGCAATCGTCAGGAATCCCTAAAAACGTCTCCCAGGAATCGACAAATCGGTTACCCCTGGTTGGTAAAAACTGAGATGCTAACGTGTAAATAAGCGCTTCTGCCCTTCCAAACTCTATCGATAACCCTTTCAACAGCTTTCTAAAATTTGAATCTTCTATATTTAACGCATCCCACATTTTACCAGTGGGCATAAGGTTAACCAAGGTTTGCACTAACTCATACTCAGTGCTCGGCGAGAAGTCTTGTATGTTAGCACTCATGCAAACACTACCGTGCCCAGTACTGGCAGTTCAGTATCTGTTACAGCTATTGACCCAGCCGGTAAAGTAAGAGAAAAATCTATAAGCGACTGACCTGTTTGCGTGTCGACCGCGGTCTGGATGGGCTTAGTGTACTGATTCACGTTAATCGTGTTTATCGGATTTAGCTTTTTACCGATTGCTACTGACTCTTGAAAAAATTGCGTTAACGCTCCCGTAATGGCTGTACGCATGCCCTGTGTATCGGGCGTAATAGACGCAAAATTGAAATTAATGGGCAACGGTGTGGGAGCATCGACAATAATGTTAGCCTCCGGCAACTCCGCAGGTGTGGGTATTTGATCTCTAACTGCTATCAAATCAGCAGGACTGGGTATTATATTCGCATCATTATCTCGAACATAATATATTGTAACATGTCCGGCACTCGGAGTTATTGGGAGTACCCACACTCTCGTGATCCCCGCAATGCTGTACAAAATATCTTCTATCGCTTGCACACTAAAATGAGCAACTGGGTTACGAACTCGGTATAAAACGCGATCTCTAAATTGATCGTCACTCTCAACATCAGCGCCACCTGTTATCCCATTTTGGTTTACGTAAGACGTACTACTGACACCAGGCATAGTGTTTAATAGAGTAAACTGCGCACCTGATTCTTGATTCCCTGCGCTGCCAGCTATAGTGGATGTAACATTAGCGGGTACAAAAGATGCTGAGACGTTTATGCTGCCTGCAAGCCCATCACCGATAGGACTCGCAATTGTAAATATAAAGCTATCAGTATCAATCACAGTTATCGTAAATGTGCCTATAAGCGCACTAGGTGCAGATATTGACGTTGTAACTATCTGCATGCCAGATGCTAATTCATGATTTGATATTGTAACAGTAGCGGTAACGCCAGTTATGTTAACCGTTCCCGCTTCTAAAAAAGCTGCGATTGTTGCATCGGCGTCCGTAGTGTATTGATTACCTGTTTGCGACTGAAATATTGTACCTGCGGGTATCAATGTCCCTACCGTGCCCACTATATTAATTGATCCCTTCGCATTACTAGCTATCTGTCTAATTTTGTTGAACACTGACGCATACGCGTCTAAAAAATCATCCTCGGATGTCAGTAGCAACAAGCGTCTCTCTAGTAAAGTCTGACGACCGTATAGCTGTTTTATGGCCCCAGCCAGGCTTTTGACTAACGCACGTAATATGCTTCTACGCACTGTGGGGTTAGTCCCATCCCAGGATTGCGTAACATCCGTATTAATACGATCTATGATTTCTGATAATGTTGCATCTGACATTAAATATTTCCTACGACGTTAAACTGTCTTTGAATAACGCTACTGTCTTTGTATATATTAATAGTTAGTGTTACTGTATCATTTTCGTAATCTATTTCAGCATCTGCCGTAACACTATCCGCAAGATCATCAGCTATTAACCAATTAAGCGATGCTATAGTATAGTTAATAATATAGTTTTTTGAAAGTGTACTCAAAGGCTGATTAAATGATAGCCAAAGTTTGGAGCCGATCTCATCACCTACATCACCGAATAAATCCCCCCACCATCCACGGCGTAATAAAGGGTCAGCCTGTTCACTTTCAGAAGCCCGTGCATCAGTTAGTAAAGACACTATAAGCGCGGTATTAAGCCCGTAAGTGCCCGCAATATCCCCATCCGAACCGAGTGATATGTCGTAATATCCTTTCGATGTGTCAAGTAATAAGTCTACTGGCACGGTCATGTAAGTGTTCCAGATGTTCCGGTCACTGGATGTATTCCGTCATGCGACACTTCATACGACCCTGGGCTATGTGTATGATTATTGAAAGACTTACCCGCCGAGGTTATCATATCGCCAGCGCCTGTTATGTTTCCTGCTCCGGTTATATTAACAGACGGGGCATTAAAAGGCACACTACTAGTAAGTGATGATCCGTTCAATACCAGTGTAGCGCTTCCTGATTTTAAAGTAATTGATCCTTGAGACTCTATCAGAACATCACCTTGCGCGGTATGCGTTATTTTACCTTTAGCTGCTGAACACTTTATATCGCCCTCAGGAGTAACTATATTTATTTCAAAATTGTTTAAAAATTCAATGTAAGTATTTTTTGAAGCGTTGCCAGCTACATACTCAAAAGGTTGTCTACCGGTAAATCTATTGAACATATCATATGGAAAGGTTATTAAATTTTCTTCTTGCCCCATTAGAGTAAACGTAATGCCCAGCATATCTTTTGAAACGCCTGAACAAGTGCCGTAGGGATGATAAACCTGACTTTCTGACACCGAACCCAGTGATGATACTTGCGCGGTGTATACTTTTTTGTTATCTTTCTGGTCGCTTAAAAACTTACTATTACGCGACGAATGCTTTATTTTATTGAGAAGTATCGAATACTCTTCCGACATTTTGCACCTTTTGCTTTGCTTTGTCTCTTTCGGCTTGAACCGTGAAAGAATCAGGCAGCACTAACACTAATTTAGTGTGCGCACCCTCGCTGTCTAACTTAAACTGTACTGAGGCTATTAGTAATACTGCGTCTATGCCCGCAAATTCATCAATAACGTGCACTTTTGAATTAGTCGACCAAAGATTAACGCCGTCATATGTAAAGCCTGCCACTGTGCAAGGATAGTTAAAATATTTTGCGTTAGCTACGTTAGATTGCCAGATTGCCCATTGTTTTGCTGTGTTTCTATCTACCGAAGCATCTGAAATGAAATTATACACACGAGACTGTCTTATTGATGCGTTCTCACTCTCTCCAAGCACGCTATTAATCAGATAGTCAAAATCCCCTGGTGTCTCTATTGACTCTACAAAAACTGGTAGCTTTTGCTGCTGTGCGTGACATCTGTACTTATTAAATAGAACCCTAGTGTTAAATCTTGCAGTACTAATTAAGATGTTGCTAGACGCATCGCCTTTTTTATATATAAGACTAGTATTTATTGTCTTTGCATTTTGTGCATCTCTTAACACAAGATCACCGGAAGGTGATGAGCCTAGATAGACTTGAGATTTTTTTGCATACTTATCAAGGTATTCAAAAAATCCTTCACCTGTTTGTGGTGCTACATAATCATTCTTAACGAATAACGTACGTTTTGAAGATTCTACTATAACATTTGCTTTAATTTTAAGCTTTGAAAGAACAGTACGGCAAACATCATCAAAATACACGTTACCGCTAAAAGGCTGTATTATTGAGCTATCTACTGTAGAATCTAAAAGATCACTGAGTTTATCGCTCCCAGTTGCTGAAATTTCTCTTGCGTTGTAATTTTGCGTTACTACTATTTCATCCACGTATCCAGTAAGCACAAGTATATCATTAATTTTAACTCTACATGGTGCTGAGAGTTTTATGGGGTAGCCGTCTAGAGTTTCTGGAATTCCTACAGTAAATGAATACTGCTTACATAAATTAACAAATGAATCTGACACTACCGCGGATTTAAAACCTACATAGTCTTTACCGTTGAGTTCAATAGATATAATATCTTTCATGCTATGAACACCTTAAGCATGCCAGATACTACACCCTGATTAGCTGTTTTGTTAAGTTCTGCTAGCATATCATAGTAGTCTAAATTATCGTATAGTGCATAAGTTAGCCCAATGAGTGACCTATTTTGTACAAATATTTCAGCTATTGATTTGGTATTAACCAGTTTATCATTCATAAATCCCGATATATCATCCCTCATTGACGATATAGCATCCATGGTGTCCTGGTCGAATATCTGTATTCGGTTTCCAAAAGCGTCAAGGCTGTAGTTTTCCTGCACGGAAAGATTATATTGATTTTCTAGTAACACTGAATGCTGAGTTATATCATATTCTGTATTAAATACTTTATTTGTTGTATTTTTGTATTCGTTAACCATCGATAGCGTGTTAAGTAGAAGATTAAAGGATTTTCTATTCCTTTCTGCTACTATACGTGCTGTCGTATCAATTGAGGTATGCTTATACACGTCAAAACTAAAGAAATGAGCATTAAGCTTGGTTATGTCATCCGCATTAGAAGCTATAGCTATCATGCTGTCGTGTGTATCTAAAACGGATTGCGCAAGGCTACTTGGATTTGTTACTTTTTCAACCGATGATGCCTCTAAACTGTTAATATTCTGCACAAATTTTGTGAGATTTTCTTTCACGGCAGGCACTAACTGTAACGAATCTCTGTATCTATCAATTAGGCTATCTACAAAATTTTTATACTTACTTATCGCGTTAAGATAGAAACTTGCGCCGTTCCACGCATCTGAAAATGCTCGAAGTATGGCAGCAATTGTACTATCATACTTATTATTTATGCCCGATACATTACTCGTAACATCCGTAGGAAATTGAGCAGGCTGCACTTGAATAAAAGTTACTTTATAATCAGCCCTTCCAACACCCGTTATATCTTCGCTTACGGAATGAATAGACGCTTGTGCCAGCATCTGCCCGTCGGTTGGATGAATAAACACGCCAGGGTCGGGAGACTTCAACGCATTTTCTAGCTGCGCTTTATTTTGATAGTAGTCAATATCCGCGCCAGTAACGACTATATTAAGCTCATAGGTAGCAAGCACTTCTCCTAAATCCTGGGTGCCGCGGGTTCTGTACGGGTAATTATCGACAATAATGTTGCGACCTTGGCTTTTAGATGTTCCACTAAAAAGAAAGGGTACCCCTTTATACGACCCTTGGAGTAGCTGCGATGCGACGCTCATACTAGAAATCCGTAGGGCACATCATCTCTTAGCATTGAGGATGTACCAGCTTTTACTATTGTATGCGTACTTCCTGCTGTAGTTACAGTCTTATGTTTAACCCCGTCAGTGTATAAATGCACATGATTTACGTTAACATTTTTATTTAAACTATGCGATACCGCAGCCGGTGTATGTGCTTCGGAACCCCCAAACAACCCCTTTACTGATTCATAAGCGCTTGAAAAAGGATGAGCTATGGCACTTACTACGCTATGCACAGCGGAAAATGCGCTCATAAAGGTGCCTTTTATATAGTCAACCACGGCTTTTAAAGGGTGAAGTAAATACGTATTAATCATACCGCCTACAGCCGTACATACGCTATATACCGTGTCTTTAATAGATTTCCAATGCTTGACAAACTCATATATTGCAAAGCCTGCGGCTGCTATCGCTGTAATTATCGCAACGATTGGGTTCAGCTCCATCAAAAGATTAAAAGCCGCCATTATCCCGTTAGCCGCAATTAGCGCCCCTCGCAATACTATAAGTGCTGTACGATATGCAAGGGTAGCAGTAGTAAGTACCGCAAGCTTAACTCCTGCGTACACATATTTCAAACCAAGTGCTAGGTAACTATCCGAAAGTCGCTCAGTTACTACCCGTAGGATCCCCTGGCTCGCCGTGAATGCCACAGTAATGCCTTTCAATATCTTAATCGCTTCCGATCCGTTGAACGTGGCTATTCTAAAAAGAATCATCGCTAAACGTGCGCCTTTCAAAGCGAATCCTGCCGCTACCATCACCGCTCCAAATAGCACAGACGCCGCAACAAATCCTATAACTATAAGGGCGCCAGCAGTTATAGCTTTTATCAGCTCTTTATGCTTGCTTGAAAAGTCAGCTATTGCTGTGGACGCTTTCAATATAACACTGCTTAACGTCTCGAACGCTGGCGTTGCTGCTGTAAGAAACTTTGACAGCGCATCATTAAGTGAATTAAATGCACGGGTAAGCCTTCCCGTCATCGTGCTGCCCTGATCCACGGCTGCGGTAGCAAACTTTGAAGATGCTTGAGCTACTAAGTTTTTTATTCTCTCGGCTTGAGTGAGTCCAGTCACTAGAATGTCACCGACACCGGAAACTTTACCTATGTCAAATATTGCTTGTGACACCTGGTTTGTAACTGTCTTTATGTCTTCTTTAGTGGATGCTGCTATATTGAGTATAACGGGTATTAACTTCTTTATGTTAGCTTCACCCGCACCTTTCGAAGCAAGTAGCGCTTCAGAAGTCATAACTGTACCAGATGAGAAAGTAGTAGCCTTAGCCAAACTATCAGCTAAAGCTTTCATAGATGAGACGTCTATGCCCTTAGCACTTGTTAGCGTACTGAGCGCACTTTCTTGCATCTTAAGCTCTTTGAAAGGCTTCATAAATAAAGCTAATATAGGCATTGCAACATTCATAGAGTTTATATAACCAGAAAAAGCCATCTTACCTGCCCACTCATTAAACTTAGTGATGCTGTCTTTAGCGGGCTTGAAATTGATGGGTTTAATAGTGATCGATCTATCGATAAGATTAGTTTGCATGCCCTTAAGCGCTTCGCTCATATTACGCACTAACTTATTAAATTGACCTTCAAGCTTAATAAGCGACATGCCAATATTGGTATCGACACTAACTATCGTATTTTTCAGCGATTCGAAATTAGCGCCTACACTACGAGAAACTTCACTTGCTGACATATGAAGTTTACTTAATGATTCGGATGTACTTACCGATATTTTTTCGACTGTAGAACGTAAACTATTAAGCTGCTGTTTTAAGCGTTCAGTTACTTCGCTAAATTTGTCAATAGCTGTTATAGTGTAAGATACATCAAATCTAGCCATTAACCACGCTCCATAGCTGCCTGTTCTTCTTTAGAAATTTTTACAGCATTTTTATAGTACGTTTCGAATGCTGATATTGTCATAGTTTTAATATCGCTATGCGTTAACGACCCTTTATAAAATCTTAAGATGGAGCATATCGCAAATTCAAAATCTTCTATGCCCCAGTGAATTTTTTTGGTGTGATAAACCTCGCAGTGTATTTAACCATCAAGCTTTCAAGATCGCTAAAAGATACAAACTTAGAAAGCCACCCAGCTTTCATTGGCACTTTTCCTGTCTCTTCAACGGCACACACATCTGTATTACATATCATATCTTGAAAATTCTTCACGAATACGGCGTAATTGTCGCCAAGTAAATCTATAGCAACGCCAGTAAGATTTTCTGCTATATCCTCTTCACTGGCTGCGGCTTGCTTAGACACATTCTGGCTAATTTCACTTTCTTTAGACATGATAGAATTTGTAAGGGATACGACATCAGTCATGAATGAGCGAGAAATGAGCGACCGCAACTTTAGAAAATACTCGTAGCTTGAACATTGTGGCTCGTACAGATACAGCGTTCGAGTCGTGATAGGATTACCCTTTGCATCACAACACTGTAAATCATTACTGAGCGTAAAAGTAAAGCTATTGCGTGTTAAGATTGACATGTTAAAACTCCGCTTTGTTGCCTTCGATAATAACTTCTACTTCCCCATCTGCGGAAAATGAATACTCAGGATCATTAGATACTATAGCCCCTGACATAGAACCCGCTAGCCCGTTCTGATCAACGTATTGAATAAGATTACTAAACTTATTACTTTTAGCCGTTCTAACAATCTCTATATTCTCAAGTGTGGGATAAATCTTAAACTTAATACCGCCTTTCGCCGTCGTTAAATCTTGTGAGTATGCATACGTCACTTGCCCGCCTCCTAGGGACTGCGGCGATAGCTTAGACGTTCCAAGACCTTCAACGAGTGAAAAAGAGTTAGGCACAAGTGGTATAACCTCTCCATTGATCATAACGCTGGGCGCAAATATTTTAGCTTGCGTTGACATTTTAAGCTCCTTGGCTGCTAAAGCTGAATGAAATTCTGAGCGTTCCGTTAAGCACTCGAAGCTGTTTCACGATAGGCACAATCATAGATACGTCAAACCCTATGATCATACCACTATCTGTTACAACTCCAACATTTAAATTCTGTTTAAAAAAGTTAATGGCATCTCTACCCGCTTCACAGAGTCCGTAGGGCTTCCCTGTTAGGTTTTTATACAAATGAATTATAAAAGAACGTACTGTTGCTTCATTGGCTTGTCTACCCACCCCTGTGACGTCACCCGTAGTCAACACGGTTTGTGCGTATTGATATTTACTGTTATTAAAAAAGTACTCACGAATTTGTGAAGCAGTATCCACAGCATTCAAATATTTAAATGTATTATCTGAAACACCATTTTCATCAGTGAGATACGTAGTTACTACGTCACCCAGAATCACACGATTAACCGCAGAATTATTACCAAAAAAAGACACGCCGTTATTGTTTAAAGTTTCCTGATCGGCGCTACTCCATCCTCGGTTCTTGACAATAACAGGTATGTCTGCGAAAGGTGTTTCGTGATATGGAACAGCCGCCATATACGCACCGCCGAACGTATTCGATATATTAGCGCCTACTAGGTATGGTGCTATATTAGCGCCTGGGGTTAATCTTAAAGCGCGTATAGCTGCAAAATATGTAGCCAAGGCAGGGTTATACTCTACTATAGCTCCGCCCTTTTGATCCGCAAACGAGCTAACCGATTCGTCACTAAGATAAACAACACACTTAGAATCTAAAGACGCTACGGCACCTATAGCTCCCGCAGCCGAGGGTTGAGTACCATGTACGAGCAAAACACCGTCACGCACTGCATTAGTAGCGTTGAACGCTGCATCCAGATATTCTTGAATATCTGATATTTCATATGCCGTAGACGTTACGATCGTTTGATACCTGAACGACCCGATTATGTCGTCGAGGTCAGGCAGTGGAACGTTACCAGCGCCGCCCGAAAACGCGGACAGCGCAATCGTAACACCATCGATACCCTGCACGACTCTCATTTTTAACTGGTCGCCATCGAGTCCGGTGTGCGAAGCTGTAAGCGTTACAACGTTTGAGACATCCTCAGCAGTTACAAGAATTGTATCATTTGCTGAAATAGCTGCAGCAATTGCTGCTGCAATCGTGTTGGCTGTTGATGCTGTTGTAACCGGTACTGAAATCTTATGATAACGTTCTGATTGAACAGCGATGATAATGTTACCTGCACCCGTTGGGGTACCAGTAATCGTGATCGTAGCCGTAGCGGCGGTCGGAGCAGTTACAGGGTCTGCTAGCGGCAACACGTCTAAACGCGAAATAGCATTATACTTTTTAAAAATTCTAACCATCGTCGATAGCATAGATCGCCTGCCAAAAAGCGTATCTTCTACCCCATTGCTAGGTAGGGATTGCACAATTTCATTGACTGGCGCTGTTCCACTTGATGCTTTTTGACCGATAAGCAAAACACGCTGAGGGGCATTCGCGATCTCGCCTGGCGAACTTACAATGTTAAATGTGACAGAAGGTTTACTTATAATTGACATATTTACGCTCCAAACTCTGGATCAACATCAAGATTAACTACCTTATTTTGCGCATCCTGATTGAATGCTACATTTAAACCCAAATCACGGAAAGGTGCAAGTATATTAAACTGCCCTGTATCACAATAATTAACTTCGTAAGTGGTTTGGAATTTGAAACCATGCGCAAGTACAGGTCGATCTAGTAATATCTCGAAATCACTTACAAACATAAATTGGCTTGCAGGATTTGATGAATATTGCTTATACGGCATTATCCCGAGCATCGCACGAAACACTGCAACTTTTATATCCTCTATTGCATCTCTGGTCTCCCGTGCCGATAACTCTTGTGATACCGGAGTAAATATATTTACGTCAACATCTTCGATCGTTAGAAACCAAAAAGCTTCCCCAGGCGATCGCATATCAACGCTATCATTCATTATGTTTCTATTTTTGCTAGCTGTAGTGTTTCCATGCGTCACAAAAGCCCAAAATTTACTATTAGTGCGTCCAGCTTTCTCATAATTTGTATAGCTTGCAAGTGCTCTTTGCACGTTTGCAGCCCCTGATATTCTGATATTTGTGTGCATAACCGAGGGTTCTGTTACTTCAGATACTAGATTCACGGGGCATGCAACGGTAAAACTTGTGGGTGTGGGGGTCGTTAAAACTATCTTAGCGCCATTAAGCCCTGTGTAGGCATAGCTCAACACTTTGCCATCGGTAGCATAGGTGCCGTTGGATAGCGATGTTTTAAACTTTACGTAATAGCGATTTGGTACTTCTAGCACTTCATAGTCTATGTTAAGTGTAGTGTTGCTCGATCCTCGTATACGCAAAACGGTATTAAGCCCTCGCGTTTTGAAATCAAACCCAAGTACCATGCCGTGATCTTTTGATGTTCTCACCGTGCCAACACCCTGACTTACAACGAAGCTTAGAATATCTATTGACTCCACAGCTCCTGATATTATAACGGATGATCCTGGTGTTAATCCGTGCGGCGTTGCTGTCGTTACAGTCATTACACCAAGTGACGCACTAATGCCTGAAACTGCTATGGTGTCTGAGAATTTATCAGTGAAAAATGGCAGCACTTGTGCTAAATGATTAATGATAGGTTCAATCTTCACAATGACCACGCAGTGTTTAAGCTATTGATAAATCTTGTGTACGCATTTCTGTCACTATTAACTATAGCTGGCTGCAAAAACGGGCGTTTTTTAATCTCAAGCGTTCCGTATTCTAGCTTTTTAGCGTAATCCACGTCGGTGCCTCTCCCGCCAGCTCCAAAAACCATTGTGTCGGATGACACTATACCTTTTACGGACTTTGCCAATGCCCCTGTCATAATAGCCGCGGGATTGTAGGGTTTGGATGGATGATGTTTTACTATTCTACCCCTAATACGCACATAGTAAGATTTCGAGTAGTCTCGCTCTGTCTCTCTCATTAGGCGTACAGACTCATCGCGCATGTCAATCGCTAAGTCGCAAAAAGCGCTCTGTATCGCCCTTTGTGTATTTCTCGTAGCGTTATCTGCACTCAAATATGCGATATTGTTTTCAAATTCGTCAAGTATTTTTATCATACTTTACTAGCCTGCTGAGTTTCTAGCCCTGTTTTTAATGCGTGAATTTCTAAGTACACGTCGTCTTCGTTTACGTTAATTATGCGAAGTATCTCATATCTGTAGTCTTTAAAAAGTATCCAATTTTCAGTGCTTAAATCACCTATATACTTTATATAAAACTTATGGGTGGGTAAATCCTCTTTAGCTACACTATCAGCTATTGCGTCGCCCTTTATCGTAACAATAGCTGCCCAAACCGATCCCATCTCTTCATAGTCGAAGCTGTAATCTACAAGGTTTACTGATTGATAAGTAGGCGTAACAATAGCCTTCTTAAACAACGTTATCTTGTGCTTTAAATCGCCAAGGCATAACTTTGACTTTGTAAACTGTACATATTTGCACTTAGTGCTCATAACTCTAATATTCTATATTTATCGAGTATTGCTTTAGATGCACCGCTTAATACTTTCTGACATCCGCAGCTCGAAACATCAGAAACTCCGCAATCCCCACGGTTAGAGTATAAATCTGCAATAATCTGCATCATAGCTACTTGCAAATCCACGGGTACGTAGCTTTCATCGACTCCGTACCCTGCGGTAAACTGAATGCGTATGACTTGCACCCTCTTTAACACGTCAGTTGGAAACGTCTTATCTGGAAGCTCTAGTATTTTGCTGTAATCTATATCGTCAGTAGTGAAATAAGTATCGATAGGTACCACAGTCTCTACGTTATTAGTATTTAAGTACGTAAATAGGGTTAAAGTATCAAACGGTGAACGTTTTAGCAGTATTCCGCAGCACCCATCAGCATAAAAACAGTCTCTATAAGTTAGGAATTCCGTAGTTATTAAAACTCTTTTTGTGTATGACTCTATAAACTCAGTAGCCGCCCTAATCAAAAAAGTTAATATAGCATCGTCATCATTTGTATCAATTTTTAAATACGATTTTAAAGTAGCCAAGGATATAGCAAGATTCGTTGGGAAACTTAGCTTGCGATACTGGCTATAATTAATGCATGCACTACTCTGCATCTTTCCGCTTACTCTTTTTATACTCTGGTTTCTTGTCGAAATAGTCAGAATCTAAATACTTTTTAGATTCTGGCGCATCAATTAACCCAAGTTTTTCAAGATGCTTAACCTCGGACTCATGCATATTGTCTAAGGTTTCAGCGTGATCATCATTAAAGTCAACGGGTATGTAGTGCAGTTTACCTTTAACTTTAAAGTAGAAGGGCTTGTTAACTTTTATCATACAACTGTGCCGTAAGGTGCTTCTGATAGATGCGAAAACATAGCATAAATTGACGTATTAGCTACAGGGTTCGTAGCTGTAAGCTTAACATAGCGCTTACCCCCTACATAACCCAAAGCCGATACACCGTCGCCAGTAAAAGCCGTAGCACCGATGAGCCAATTAGCGTCTACTGCTGCCCCGTCTGCTAGCGCAGAGTCGTTGCCATCCTCTAACGCAATCGTAGTAGTCGCACCGTGGCTGAACATAAACGTAAGCGCCTGCGCACCTTGTGTATCGATAATCGTGGTGCCCGATACGACATCGATCACACGGATCAAACTTGCTTGATCTTTATTCATTTTTAACTCCAAATTTTTTGACTATTTACACTGCATTTTTCAATACTACACCAGCTTCAGCAAGAATCACATGCCCGCCGATGAATCTGTGCATCGTAATAGCGACCTGGTTGTTAGATGCTAACTCGCCGTAGATGTCGCGAATCACAAACGCTTGAAAGGCGTCTACAACTTCGTACATACGTCTAAAGTCCGCAAAGATTACGTTTTCAGTGTTTGCGTCGATCGTGCCAGGCATATCTGGAATCTCGATATACGGGTACCCATTGATCGCGTTAGGGTACCCTGCTGCCATGTTGCCCTGCTGCCATATGTACTGACCGTTACCGTCTTTTAACTTACGAATGTGTGCGGACACTTCACGACTGAATCCATACATTGGGTCGTACCCCGTTTTAAGTCTAGCAGCTAAATCAATCAAAGAGTCATATGTAAACGAGTTAGCTACACCTGAGTTAACGCGTAAAAGATTTGATACCGGATTCATAAAGCCAAAAGGTTCATTAACGCCTGTCCCATTAACGAATGCGGCTCCCTCCCATTGCGCAAAGCGCTCAATCATGTCGTTCTGAATCTCAGCCTCAATATCAGTAAAGCCAGAAAGCAGAAGCTGCTGTGTTGCGATGACGCGACCAGATACGCGATGCATTTCTACAGAAGCTTTAGAATACGTCGACATGCTATCGGTAGCAGGTGTTCCCTCCTTAGCGCCGTACACTTGAACCAGAACATCACGTTTTACAACGCCACCTGTCAGCGTGTTAATTCGGCGGTTTTTAGCGTATTGACGAATACGAGAAACCTCGGTGATAGGCTTGATAATCATCGTGTCTAAGTCTTCCGGCGTCACAAGAAAACCACCATCGACATTATTGTCTGTGCGCATGTATGATTTTTCAATCTGACCCGTGGCTGCAAACTTTTGCAATGCTTTCACACACTCAGATTTTTGACGGTACTCTTTAGACCCTGACCCCATGCGGCATAGCTGCTTTTCAAGCATTTCAATCTGCCCGATAGCCTTGTCTGTATCCTCTTTTGATTTAGCTAGACGCGCCACAAGATCCTGATTAAGCTTTTCTTGCTCATCCATCTTCTTCGATACAACGTCTAGCTCTTTTTTCAAGGCTTCGCGCTTATCAGCAGTCATAGTTAAATCATTTTGTAGCTTCTCTGTAATATCTCGTACAGACTTAAGCGCTACTGTGTACTCTTCATCTTTAGTCATCATAACAACCCTTTTAATTTTTCCAAACCCGACAACAACTCTTTTACTTGTAGCTCTCTATCATCTTCACATCGAACATACTCACTATGCCCGTCCGCTAAGAACTTAGACGCTAAAAAAACCGCAGCCGATTTTGAAAAATAACCAGACTCTCTCAAGCAATTTTCAAAGTCCCTACGATTAAACTTTTTAACTTCATCAACAGTTAAACATACGCGCTCAAACGGGTTAGACTTACCCATGCGTGCATAATACTCTACAACAACTGAACGCTCGTCCTCTGAAAAATTAGACTTTTTAATAGTATCTACTGCTGCAAATAAAGCTGCTGGTACTACTTTCAACTCCCCATCTATGACATCTGCGATAAGGCTCTTATAAGATGTAAAGTCTTCACTATCAGAGTATGATACAAAAGCGCTTTTATATTCTAAACTGGGCTTATCTATTGAAGCTGTAAACTCTCTCACTCTTTTTAACGCTTCTTCTGCATTCCAAGGCGTGTCTAAGTCTGCTATGTTAAGCATTTTTGAATGAGTGAAGCTCTTAAAATTAGTAATGTCAGCCTTTGGGTTGGCGGGAAAAGTCACAAGTGATGTCTCATACACATCTGCTTTAGTGATATAACGCTTGCCCTCTTTACGCACGGCATCTTTTAGAAACATGCCAACCGAAAAACTCTTAACAGAACCTACGCGCAACTGAGGCATTACCCTATTTGCGACAAAATCATCGGACTTGGGCATCTTAGCGTTGAGGTACAAGCCTTTCTCTGTGTCTTTTAGCGTTCCAACACCGATAGGATTTTCTGGGCTATGCTGCCAGAGTATTTTTAATGCGTTGTTACTCTTCAATGACTCCGTAAAAGCCCCTGGTGATATAACATCATTATCGTAATCAGTATTATTATACGTAGACGCGTACCCTTCTACATAATGATAATCACTATCTGCGTCGGATTTAACTATAAACTCGTAATCGCAGTATTTCTTTATTACGTGCATATCTACGCCTTAAGATTTTATACGCTCAAAAGTATATTGCACTGCAACGACAATTGCAAATATTTGATGCAGTGGCTCCATGCATAGTGTCGCCAGGGTATAATAAGCTTTCTCCATTCACTATAAATAGCTCTTTAGTGTTAACAGTCTGACCAAAGGCATCACCATGCCATTTTCTCTCTCTGCCGTCTAATATCGTAACCCACGACTTTTTAGCTTGAGACTCAGAAGCAATCACATATTTTTTACTCTCTACAGCGTTTTGAGTTTCAGTTACAGCAATTAGCTTACGTCTAGCTTCGGCATGCTGCTTAAATAGCGTTTCTTTTAACTTCTCATCTAGAGAAGCCTCACCCTCAATTTTATCCTGCACTTTTTTGAAATCCGACATCAGCGTGTGCAAAATCACACCTGTGCGAACAGCTAAAAGTGACACTATTAGCTTACTAAATGCCGCGTTACTGTCTTGCTGTTCGCTTCTGCCCTGTTCCGCAGTGTTGGCTACGCTGTATAACTCACTTGTTACTAACACGTTTATGCGTTCGTAATGTTTTAGCAATATCGCGTATAAAATATCATTTATCTTAATCATGCTTCCGTTTGTAAACTTGCTCATAAAATACCTAAGCACGTAAATAAAGAAAGCTATTAATTCTTTCTCAAGTTTCCTCTCCTGTTTGATCTTCAACGCTCTGTCTTTGTTGTGTGCTCGTATCTGTTCCTGTTGCGTCATACACGTTATTCTCGCCTACTGGGACTTGCGTAGTTTGAACATAAACATCATCACCACCGCTATCCAGCTTAGGATCACCACGCATCTCCCGTATCTCATTGTAAGTGTAAGCCCCTGATGCTGTTTTATCTTTTATAATGTTAGACTTTCTAACAGCTAATGCGGCTATCTCATTCTCATCATAAGTTAAAGTGTACCTAGAATTATCAATCTTACCGTAAAAAAATAATAAGTCTTCAAGCTGTTTATACAGTGTCTTCACAAGCGGGATGACGGCATTGTCATACAACATCAAGCTTGCAACTTCTAAATTGTTATACGTCATAGCTTGATTAGACACTAAAGCCGCCGGTATCTCTAAACGTCTATATATCGACGCTTCTGTGTTCTGCCTTAACACTTGAAAGTCTGAATCTGTGCGGTTGCTTTGACCGTCAAGGCTTCTAAAATCCATACCCTCCTCAAGCAGCATAATATCCCCAGCATTTTGAGCGCCAGAATAGAATCTATGCACGCTATCCCTCAGTCTATCTTTTTGATCTTGAGATAAACCGAAATTAGCGACTATCATACCAGACGGCTTAACGCCTTTTTTTAGTCTTGATATGTTATGCTTTGAAAGACCAATCATCTGCTCAATATCATATGAAACAGCAACTAGTTTAGAGATTCCAAAACTCGAACCTTTAAATCTCGTATCGTAATTTCTGATAAGTCGCGCAAACTTAGTGCCGTTTTGTGATACGTAAAAAGCGGGGTTTGAAGACTCATCGAGCGTAAAAACCTCATTGTAACCTTCTTTATTAACACTTACAGTTTTAGCACTGCTGTTTATAGTGCCTTGCAAACTGTCAAGCAAATTAAGGTATTGAGGCTCAACATATGCTAATTCTTGAAGTTTAGATATTCCAGTAGCCGCTAAGAAAACATTACCGAAAATCTGATATGTGTTAGATAAATTATATATAAATTGATACTGAGTCATAGATGAATTGGGAGATTTAAGTGCATAAAGTATGTCATGATCTACATATACTTTATTTACTTTATCGTAAAGCTTTGGCTCGATAGCTGCAACTTCTTTGCTTATTCTATCTATACCGTCAGCCACGGCAGGGCATCTAGTGTAATAATTTTCTAAACAGTAAAAAGCAACAATACTATCTCCGCTATCGATAGCATTGCATAAAAATGATCCGAAAGTACTCGTGCTACAGCTTTTAGTTTCTACGCTGTTATCAAATTTATGCTTAGATAGTCTCTTAAATAGCCGCACGGTTACGTCTTAAAACACATCAAAACCAGGATTATTAGCATTATTCATTAAATAAGTCAATCCGTGCACTAAAGCATCTAAACGATTTGGCGATCTTAACGTTTCAAGCGGCACGTATTCTGTCATCTCACTTTCTAAATCGTTCAAGCCAGGCGGGTGATAAACTCTACCCTCTTCATACAGATATAGCACCGCATCGGCTCTCACATGCTTACCCACTTTAGAATGTACTTTAACTACTCGCGCTGTAGAATTAAGCGTTTTTAAATATGTCTTTAGAAGATCACCTACACCGTTTGACTCATACACTATGCAATTTGCTCTATACATATTGTACGCATTCACAACTATATTGCCCCACGCCCCTGGGGATGTACGTGTCGAGAGATCAGCGATAACATTGACCCCGTGCCCGTCCGTACCTAAAACTACAATACCCACCATATCCGAATTCTCACCTGATGTAGTCGAGGGATCAACAGCTACGCATATGCGACTTTCAACTACTTTCTTCGCTGCATTGGCATAGATAATGTGATTGTAGTTAAATATCGCACCAATTTTGTCGCTCAAAAACTCACCGTGTTCAAAACGCGCTCGCTCTCTACTTGACATAGACGCAAGCACTTTTGTTATATAGTCTGAGTTTATGTTATCCGCATTATCAACGGGATTCATTTTTAAGTACGCAAAATCCTCAGGACTTGCGAGTTTAATTTTTGATATAGGGTCGACTTTTTCTACGAACAGCTTATAAGTCCAGTGCGACATCGATGGTGGATTGCAACCGTAAAAAATCTTATTCTTAAGCTGAGTTTTTTCAGCGAGTCGCGACAGTACGATAGCGCGTGACTCATAGCTTATCTGTGAGCACTCTTCTAAAAATATCGTAGAAAACTCATTACCCAATATTTTTTCTGTTCGCTCTTTATCGTCAAGCCCGCCAAAAAGAATACGTGAGCCGTTGGGTAACTCAAGATAGTAATCTGTTCTGTTGAGATGCACTTTAAGCTCAGGAAAACACACGCTCAGAAGCTTCGGTAACGTGCCATTCAAGATTGAAGTTTTAAGATGATTGAATCTCTTTCTAAAAACTGCATGATTACTCTTACACTTGAGTGCTCGAATAATCAGATTACGCATATTGATAAACGTCTTGCCAGATCGTGCGCCGCCGCACAGCATTATGTGCGTTGCAGCAGAGGCGTGCAGCGCTGTAGCTTCTATCTGTTTAGCTGTCTTTACAAAAGACACTCACAAGTCCTAACATGCCAATTATTTTAAGATGTTAACTACATTAATGGTGCAGTGCAACAGCGCTAAGGGTCAGCAACTGCAAGGATTCTCACAATTTCTACAGATATTTGAGTAAAACTATTGACACTAGTGTTAAGTCTTGATATGATGATCTCAAGTTAAACAAATAAACAGATAGGGTAGAAAAAAATGTTTAAATTGCTATCGGAAACGTTAATCAATCTCGAAGACAAATTTAAAGAGTGCTACTTAAATTCAGGCGATGACATACAAAACCTAATATTAATAAATCTTAACATACGTTACTCTGAATATATGGACATTACTTATGAATCCAGGACTGATTTAATAGACACAATAAAATCATTGCTAGGCAACGAAGATAAGTGCCACGAAGAAGTAAATTATCTATTCTACATATTTAACTGTACACTTGGTAGTGAGATAGTAAAATTTATGAGAACAACCTCACTAATGCTCTATTATAAAGAAGTAAAAACGTATGGGGACAATAAAAATGGGAGCGTTTGCATGATACGAAGAAACAGAAACAGCGAACCTCAAGCGCACAAACTAGTATGCGGGTTAAAATTTAGATCAAACGCGCTAAAAGACTTTAGAATAGCCACATTAAAATCTTTTATAGCCTTCTATCTAGAAGAAACAAGAGAAAATATGGGACACGGAATATACTCAGCGTGCTACGACAATCTGCTAAAAGCGGACGAAATACTAATGCGTGAAGAAGACTACAAGCAAACAAAATAAAAAATATTTGAATAAAACTATTGACACAAGTGTTAAGTCTTGATATGATGATCTCAAGTTAAGCAGTTAAACAAAACTAAAAGGCGAAAAAATGAATCAAGAAGACATCAAAAAAGTATACGAAATGTTAAAAAGCCGTACTATACACCCGCGCGGAAGTTTCGATGACGCTGGCAGGTGGTATGCTAATAATGACGACTTAATAAACGTGAGAGCACCCAGCCGTGCATTTCCATATTCTCAAATGAATGCGTGCAGAACATTAAAGTACGTGAAAGCTGTAGCTGAAAAATTTAGCTGCGAAACAGTTGAAGAGTTAAAGCTAAGAGTGTAGATAATATGTATCAAGTGATCGTTGTAAATAGCATAGAGTATCTAGTAAAAGAGAACGAAAACACCGCAGTAGTATATCAAAAAGTTAAAAAGGATTTCAAATACGTATGTACTTTAGAAATACCTGATAGCACCGCCACACACTACATAGCAAATTGGCTACTTAACTGCACAAAAAGTGAAAATATTTGAATAAAACTATTGACACTAGTGTTAAGTGCTGATATGATGATCTCAAGTTAAACGAATAAACGAAACAAACAGGATAGAAAAATGAAGCATCAAAACGTAATAGCACTAACAAACAGAGTAGGCAAATTAGTATCAGAACATGAAGTGAAATTCACATTTAACGACTACATCGATGACGATTGCAGAGTAGATCAGTACGCAAGAGTGACTGTATATAAATACGAAAAAGAATCAATCATAAAAGTAGAAAAATCAGGCTGGGTAAAATCTTTTTACATGCAACCCGAGGATGACATTATAGAGATGCTACTATCGATGCCCACGGGGAATGGTGTAGTTAAAACGATGACACGCAGAGAATTTAATTCTATCTTTGACGTAAATAAAGGTTTTATCTTATTTTAAAGCGCAGCATCTTGATAGTCTAACACTACTTTCTGCTCAATCTGTGGTTTTTCAACTTCTCCCGTTTCTCTCCATCCTGCCATCGCGCCGAGATAGTACTTTGCAGCGGGTAGGCTGCCGTCCATTGCTTGTTGCAGTACGACATCTGCGACTTTGTTGATAGCTTTTGCCCTGCCCCTTGCAACAGCCGCTTGATACTCGGGCACTTCATTGACGCGCCGCACAAAGTCCAAAACATTAATGTTAAGAATAGCTGCAATCTGCGCAACGCTCAAAGTCCGCGCGAGCTTTTCAATCTCTTCAAGTTTTTTATCTTTTGCCATGCTTTCCAACGCCGTAACTGTTGACAAAACAAATATTACACGTTTATATTAGATATTGCGATATTCTCTGCAGTGCAAAGCAGCATTGTAGCTACCCATCTCTATCACCCATCTCTATCACCCATCTCTATCACCCATCTCTATCACCCATCTCTATCACCCATCTCTATCACCCATCTCTATCACCCATCTCTATCACCCATCTCTATCACCCATCTCTATCACCCATCTCT